GCGGGTCGGGCAGTGCCGATGCGGGTGGTTCGTCAGGGCAGTCCGCTCTATCTGCCCCTCAAACTTGCAGCTCAGTAACCTTTCACAGTCATGGGCGCCCGCAGGCGCCCATTTCTTTTCCGGGTATTCTCATCAATACTGATGCTGAAAGGCCCTGTCTTTCGAATAGCCCTGACCCTGCTAATACGGTAGACTTACGGGCCTCAAATTTTATGTACAGCAATGGTAGTGAGCACGTGAGCACTCTTGATCACATTCGGAACTTTTCCATCATCGCCCATATCAACCATTGACCACCCGCCAGCCTCCGACACCCTCCGACAGTTTTATCCCCAGATGCCCCGTTTTACTGAGCTTTCCTTGAAATAACCACGACAACCTACGACACTCAACGACAACCCCAGCCATTATTTTTGTGTACACAGATGTGTACAGAATCTACTATCTGTACAGATTGACGTTTTCTGTACACGGGAGAGAGGGATGGCACTTACCGATGCGTGGCTGAAGGCCACAAACGGAAAGCCGCGTGAAAAGGTGTTGGTAAAGAGCGACCGCGACGGCATGAGCGCCAGGGTGAGCGCGAAGGGTAAGATCGTTTTCCAGCTGCGATACCGGTTTGCGAACAAAGCCAGAAGGATGGACCTGGGCGTTTACCCGGGCATGACCCTGAAGCAGGCAAGAGCTGAAGCCGCGCGGTACCGTTCTGAACTGGAGCAGGGGAATGATCCGGCAACGGTAAAGAAGCTGGAGCGAGTTACCAAAGAGGAAGCCATAGCCTTTAAGGATCTGGCGCGGCAGTGGTACGAAAAGGTATGCGTTGCTCAGTACGCATCACATGAGCAAATCTGGCGCTCTTTCGAGCTTCATGTGCTGGATGAGCTGGGAGACCTGCCTGCGGATGAGATATCACTCAACACCTGGATGTCGGCGCTGGAGCGGATTAACGCGAGCTATCCTCACATTGCCTCCCGGGTGCTGACCAACACCAAGTACATATACAGATGGGCCGGGCGCCGGGAACTGGTGAGGACACACCCGCTGGAGCACATTCAGGCAAAGGCTGATCTGAATATAAAGAAAGAGCAGGGGCACCGGGCACTGTCTGATGATGAGCTCTGGCTGCTCTGGCGGGCATCGACTCGGTCACGAATGGCGAGAAAGAACCAGCTATTTCTGATGCTCTGCCTGGCTTTTGGCTGCCGGAATGGTGAGTTGAGGAACGCCGAGAAGAAGCATTTCGACTTTGAGCGTGGTACGTGGACGGTCCCGTGGCAGAACCACAAAACCGGGAAGAAGACTCGCAAGCCAATCATACGGCCGATCATAGCTGGTGTTGACGACCTGATACGTGAGGCCATGTCGCTTTCTCAAAGCGCCCGTTACCTGTTCAGCCATATCTCGAAAGACGAACCGGTAAAGCATACGGCATACATATCACTGCCCTACGGTGTTCGGCAGTGGGTGCGAAAGCACCATGAAATTGAAATGGAGCACTGGGCTGTGCACGATCTGCGCCGCACGGCTCGGACAAATTTTAGCCGGCTGACTGAGCCGCACATAGCCGAAATCATGCTGGGCCACAAACTGCCTGGCGTGTGGGAAGTGTACGATAAGTATGGCTATATTGATGAGCAACGCTCAGCTTATGAGGCGTGGTGGGATCGATTGATGCTGATAACGCAGCAGCCGTCACATGAGGCTGCCGCGAACTGCTAACTACATCAGTTGAGAGCAGATTTCGGACAGAAAGCCTCGTTCTGTCGCTGTCAGCTCTGGCGGGAATCCTGAGACGATTTCCGCTAGAGCAAACGGTGTGGCCGACCGTGTCCGAAGGTCGGTGATGAAAGCCGCGGCGTCATCCCTGCCGCGATTGAACTCAGCGTGATAGCTGCTGAGCGTTTGTATTGCATGATTATCCGTAAGCATCGGTCTACCTCCTGTCCATGACCGCACAATACCTCTACCTCAATGTAGAGGCTGACGACTATAGGAGCAGGGTGGCGGTTTGTTAACACAGTCGCCTCCCACTGGGGCCCAAACAAGCGTTTATGCGCAGGGTGCTGGGTACTTTTTTCTCAACCATTCAAAAATATCTATGCCTGAATCGCCGGGCGAAGTGCTAAGGATGGGACGTAACGCCAAGAAAAAGACGCAACGGGATATAGCGGCCGAGATACATAAGTCATTGAGAACAGTGCAGAAGTGGGAGGCTGATGAGTCGCGCCCGAATGCCTTTGCAGACATTATTGCTGTCTGCCGTGCCTGTGGTGTACCTATTCAGGACTACGTGACAGGCACACAGAGTCAGCACTACCTGACCGATGATCAGGAGAGGCTGATCAGCGTCGCAACGAGTGTTTCTGACGCTGACCTCAAGGTGTTATTGAGAATAGCGGACCTTATGCCCAGATATGATGATGGTTAGCGAGTGGGCCACTGGTATGGCTCAGGCTTAGCCTCTATTTGAGCCTGCTGCTCTGTTGGCAGCGAGCTCAGCAGGTCCATACCAGCAGCGGCCTCGATGACATCGACACTGGTCCGGTAGCGCGGAAGATCACGGGTGTATAGCGGCCGATGCGGTATCAGGTAGCTGATTGCCCGCTGTCCCTGCGGCTCATACACCACCTTCCAGAATGCATCCGGTACCGGCACCCGGTTGCCGATGGTCTCCGGCTGCGGTTCGTACAGTACGCCCTGGAATACCCACACTTCGCCGAACCGGTCGGCCCATTTTCGCTCCCGGTTTTCCAGCCCCTTCCAGATGCCAGTGTTATGGCGTGGCAACTGCGGCACAATGTTACTCATCAGGAAGGTTTCGGCGTTGGCGGTCACCGTGCGGTCGATTGATTCGGAATTGGCCAGGTGGCCCTGGTGATACACCGGTTCGTCATAGTCGGCCGGGGTGGTCTGGTAGCGGACTGGTAGGTCCGGGTCAGGTCGGAAGCTGTCCTGCCGAACGACACCGGGGCGGGTCTCGCGTTCCAGCCGGTATGCCACCCATTCGGCTGATTTCAGCGCGTAGCTGTAGCCCAAAGCGTACCCTTCACGGCAAAGGATCTGATCCGATGCCGCTGGGGTGCCGAGCTCAAGGTGGGGGCAGGCTGGTACCGGTAACGCGAGCGTCATAGCCAGTAGAGTCATGATGTATCTGGGCATCTGATATTCTCCCGTTTCCGTTCTATTGGTCTTTGGTAACGACGGTCAGTTTTGGCTTGGTGGTTACGCTTTCGCATCGTACCCAGCGCCATTCTTCTGCAGGGATGTTTGCTTTCTCATCCGTCAGTGCGAACAGCGCTTCTTCAAAATCAATCGCTATCACGTACTTCATCTCGTTTTCGTACACCACCCAGGTATTGGCGTGAAATCTGGAGTTATTGAATTCATACCTTGTCATCCCTGCCTCCTGTTTCTGTGGTCTGTTCGTCGTCAGATTCTGTCTGTTCAGGCTGCTTCCAGCCGCAACAGCAATCATGAAGCTCCCCGTCACCGGCCAGCAGGTAATTCTGGCAGACAGGGCAATACAGTAGCTTCATCATTCCATCGCTCCTGGTTTCCGTGTCACTGGCGGAGGTATTTGGCTACCTGACTGAAGGGCACGCAGGAGTCGATCAGCTGGCACAGGATGCGGTTGCCGGGCAATGTGCTCATCACGCGTAATCTGTATCCCGGGCTCTCCCTGTTTCCGTGACGCATCTTGGGTATCGAGTAGTTCAGCAGCCTGCTCCAGCCCGCTGATCAGCTCTCTGATAGCGCCGCTTTCTACCGGAATAGAAGCATCCCCGATCTCGACAGAAACGCCGGTGCTCTCGTGAAAGTTGTAACCATTGGGGTAAATTTCCAGCGGACATTGGTCTGATACCAGGCGGTCGTTCTCTTCGTCGTATTGCATGGTGCTCCCTTCGTGATCGGGTTGTTTCAGTTGATTAAAACATCGGCTGACAGGCGTGAAAGTCAGCCGGTTCAGCGTTGTGCAGATCGACCCACTGGCCGTCCTGGAAAATGGCGGCCGGTACCGCTACGCCATCATCGTCCAGGTCGACCGGACTGGTCTCGACCCGTGTAATTTTCTGCATCCGGCCTTCACCGTCCCGCCAGTACGCCAGTCCCTGCCGGGCCTGGCCTGCCAGCCAGAGAATCTGATGGTTGTTCATTCCTGATGCCTCCCTGCTTCCGTTTAGCTGTGGTCGACCTGATCGGCTGTGATGTCATGCAGGTGTAGCGGGTTGCTCATTGACATCTCGCCTCGTGCGCCCAGATTGAACTCCAGCCACTCCTGTATTTGTTCTGTAGTGGCTTCTTCGGGCAGTTCTGCTGTAAATCTGACCTCAATTTCCATTGCTGGCTCTCCCTGTTCTGAAACTGTTTCCGTGTGGTTAGTCTTCCAGCTCGCTCAGCTGGTTCTGCAGATCTGCCAGGTCTTCTTTCGCACCCGCCAGCTGCTGCTTCAGGTCGTCAATGGCGGATTCCGCCTCGCTGATTTCTTCGCGCAGGCGAACCTTGTCCTGTTCTGCTTCCATCAGGTCTTCGAATGCCTGGTCCATGTCGTCCTGGCTGCTGAATGTCTGTATGCCCATTCTTCACTCCCTGAGATTCTGTTTCCGTTAGCCTGCTGCCAGTGACCATTCGGATTTGAGGGCGTTGTATAGCGCTCGCTCTTCCTGGGTCATTTTGTCGTAGCCGTTGTCGCTGTATGCGCTGTGTATCCATGCGTGGTGCAGCAGGTTTTTCAGTGCGGCGACTTCTGCTGATTCGCCCTGATTTCTTGCGGCGCGGGCCACTACTCGCAATGCGTCGCGCAGGTTCGCGTCGAGACAGGTCTGGCTGTCAGCGGTGCGAGTAACCAGCTCAATGGCAGCGGCGGTGGTGGTGTTCAATGGTGGTCTCCTGTTTCCGATGCTGAAGTGGTGGAGTTATAAGTCGTGCGCTCTCTGAAAGCGGTCAGCCATTGTCGTAATCCGCTTGGCGGCGGACTTACATTCTTCCTGGTAGAGCATAAGTCCGTCATCATCATCCGGAGAAAGGCCGATGTGTTCCGGCATTAGGCCGTCATTGCAATGGTCATTGATCATCGCCGCCGCGTTAAGCAGCGCCAGGTGTCGGAGTATCTTCCTTTTGTCGCTTAAAGCCATTCCTGATACCTCCCTGTTTCCGTGTGGTTAATAGTTGTCGATCACGCCGTACTCATTGCGTTCAACCAGACCGTTATCGGCCGCTGACAGTCGGTACCCGGTCCACATGTGAAATACAGCGCCCTGCCGGTACTCGCCGTTTTCATCCCGCGCGAGCGAATACCGAACGCCCTGCAGTGAACTGATGGTTTTTTCGAACTCGGCCCGGAGTTCGTCAGTGGTGCGCTGTCTGGCGGCTTCGATAAGCTGGTTGATACGCGCTTGCTGAGCATTCCATACCCGCCCTGGGTTGTCGGCTTCTGCCGGGTCAGCGGCTTCGCAATTCGGGCAGTAGCAGTCCCCGTAGTCGCCGGTATCGGCGATAGGCCCGCCGCCGGGAGCGCCTCCGCTGTTAAAGATGTGGCCGCACTCTTCGCAATCCATCACGAAGTAGCCACCGGTATTGTCATCGGTAACGAAGTTAGGTCCGTCGGTGTCTTTCATCTCATATCCCTGAAATTTTGAACTGGTAACGGGCGATTACAGCTGAGGCCGTTTCCGTGGTTTAAGCGGCGGCCTGTTGCTGGGCGTTATACAGCTCAATGCCGTGCACAATGGCGAAGCAGCTCCAGAGATAGCCGAAGTGATATTCGCTAGATGAGACTTCCCAAAAGTCTTGGAAGTGGTAGCCCTGGTCGTAGTAGTCATCAAACTCCGCGACGGCATGGTAAGCCAGCGTTTCATCTCCGGCGTAATCCAGAATGTTGTCCTGAACCGCCCGCAATACTTCAGCTTTCAGCTCCTCATCATCGAATTCCCACTCTGAAACCCACTCGTTAATATTGGCTTTAAACTTGGCTTCCGAATGTCGTTCACACTTCGAATCACCGGCGTTCTGGATTTTCTCGGACCAGTAGCGCGGATTGATCCGGTATTCGTTACTGGATCTGAAGAATGTGAACATGTCGTGCTCGCGCTGGAATACGTACGTCTCAACATCGCCGGTAATGCACAGGTGGCCGGGCCAAGTGATCAGATCGAACCGGTAGATGCTGCTGCCACCGTTGGTAAACGACAGGTGGCGATGGACGCCATCATCCTGCAGTACTTGCATGGTGTGGTTTGCGGTGGTTTCCAGAAACTGCTGTTTTGCTCTGTCTACGTTCATGGTTTTCTCTCCCTGATATCAAGGCCTGCAGGCAGTACCTGCAGGCTTGCCGGTTCGGTTATGTTGCGCCCATGGAGCGGCTGCTGAATGCGCCAGCCCTGAGCTGGCGAGCTTCATCATCCATTTGGCTCATCATCTGGACATGCTGGGCAAAACCAATCTGGTTGAAGACGTTGCGTATCTTCTCCAGTGCAGGAAGGAGCGTGTTGTCAGGCAGTCGGAGTATCTCCAGCACTTTAATGTAGTACTGGTGATCGCTCTGGCTGCTGCTCAATTTGAGATCGCTCTGCAGCACTCGGCGGATAACTTTGATCCTGAATTTCCGCTGTTTTTCACGCTTCATCATCTGAGCGTTCTTGCTGGTGACGTAGCGCATCAGTTCAGGCTCTTCCAGCATCTCGAGCCCTGCAATTGCCTGGGCGTCATTCAGAGTGTCGATCAGGCGGTCAGCTGTTGATTTCATGCTGCGGCCCTCTGCTGCTTCAGGTTTTCTTTGAACCGGCGTGTAGCGCCCCTGGTCCATCCCTTGTCCTCGTCATAGCGGCGGCAGCCCGCACCCAGAAGTGCGATTGTCCGTTCTGCGCGCTCGCGGTCTGCTGGAGGCATGGATGGCATATGGGCCTTGAGCAGCGTGATGTCAGCTGTCAGGGCTGTGCTTATTCTTGCCGGATGCTGGGTGTTCGCCGCTGTCCGGGCGGCGTTCACTGCGCGTTCTGAGAGTTTGAAAGTGTCCACTGTCCTGTCCCTTTTTATTGATTCGGCGGGAGGCTTCCCGCCAGTCCCACATTTCTGAACTTCGCTTAACCATCTGTTCCTGTTTTTGCCAGTTGTACCGGCTCGCCTTTTTCGCGCTGGATGCGCTCATAGATTTCTTCCCGGTGAACCGCCACTTCTTTCGGTGCGGTTACGCCAATGCGCACCTGGTTACCCTTAACGCCCAACACTGTTACTGTGACATCATCACCAACCATCAGTGTTTCGCCTGTGCGGCGAGTCAGAATCAACATACCCATTTCAGTTTCGTCCTTGTGTCCGTTGTTTGTGGTGTGGGATATGCAGAGGTTTCGGCATATCCCATCGCAGTGAGTGCAGCTCATCAGCCCAGAACCGGCCGCCGACCACCTTCTGCCAGCTCGCCAACAATGCCGTTGCGCTCCATGATCTCGATGAGGCGCGCAGCGCGGTTGTAGCCGATTTTCAGGTGGCGCTGCAGCGCAGAAATAGAGACGTTGGTCTGCTCTCTTACGAACTGAACCGCATCGTCATAGAAGTCGTCGGATGCACTATCGAGCAGATCATGCTGGTCGTCGGAGGCCTGTGGTTTGTCCAGGTCGTCGCCTTCGAACTCTTCAAGGTTTGGCAGCAGGATCATCACGCTATTGCCGGTGTTGTCTGCCAAATCGTGCGCGCCTTCTGGCATTTTGCCGTCAGGGTCGCGAGAGATGACCAGCTTCACTTCTGCCGGGCCTTTGAAGTTCACGCTGGCAACCTTGGCCAGTACTGTCGGGCGGCCATCGGCAGCAATCGTCAGTACGCAGCGCTCAACGATCCCCATCACCTGCTTATCAACGCTGTCGATATAGTCCTGTTGCTCATCTCGACTCATGGCCTGCCATGGTTTTGGCAGGGCTTTGCACTTTTCGATGATTACGCCCATCAGGTCGCTGTGCATGGTGTGTACTGTTGTATCGAGGATCGGATCATCTGCTTCGATGATGTTGGTATGTGCGTTCATGGTTTTGTCCCGTATCGTCCGTTGAGAGGGCGGCTGTCAGGCCGCCCGAAAGGGTTAGGCGGCGTTCTGCAGATCCTGCATCGCCCAGTAGACTTCCATGCAGGCCTGCGCATCAGCCATGGCTGTATGTGCGTTCTGCAGCTCTTTACCGGTGAAGTGCAGGTACGCCTCTGCCAGCTTTGGCGACTTAAAGCCGTAACGACCTTTCGGGCCCAGCTGCATAATTGGCTTGGCCATCAGCATGGTGCATTCATGATTGTCTTTGTCCGCCCAGGCCTCGATGTAATCCGTAAAGCCATATCGCATGGCGCCAATGCGAATGATCCGCTGATCGAAGGTGCGGTTGTGAGCTACCCGGCTGCTGCCTTGCCAAATGTCGAAGAGCTGGCTAAGGGCGTCAGTCTCAGAGATGCCCTCTGCCAGTGCGCGTTCTGTGGTGATGCCGTGGATATCGCTTACTTCTTCCGGAATCTCCCAGCCTTCCGGCTTGATGATCAGATCCAGTTTGGAAATGACATCGCGAGTATCGGCATTGACCAGAATCGCGCCCAGCTGCACCAGGTGCGGCTGTGACTCTGAATCGGAAGGTGATTTCCAAACCGGCAGACCAGTGGTTTCTGTGTCGTAAAAAAGAATGGTATTCATCGTGGTGTCCCGTCTAATTGTCCATTGAAGGGCGGCGTCCAACCGCCCTGTATTGCTTATGCTGCGTCGCTGAGGGCGTCTATTGCAGCGTCGTAACCGACCCAGTTATCAACTCCCTGAGCTCGCAGGGCAGCCAGAAAGCGACTGTCCCGCTGGAGCTGGTCGTATTCGGCCTGGGTGATTGTGATCGTGTCGTCTGCAGCAACGTCGATCAGCTCGTGGGGATGGAGCTGGGTAGGGCGCTGCTCGGTTGCAGGTGCTGCCGGTTCAGAGCGTGTCGCTACAGCTGGTTCAGATTCCGCTGGTTGCTGGGCGGCTGCGGCTGTCTGCTGTTGCAACTTTGCGGCTTCTTCCTGGCGAATGCGTTCGCGCTCGGCTTCCAGTCGCTTGGCTTCAGCTTCACGGTGATCAGCGATGCGCGATTTCACTTCAGCCGCCATGTGGCCAGGCTCGAGCTGTACCAGCTGGCGGGAGTCCTGGAAAATGTGACGATACTCACCGGCCAGTTCTTCGAACGTAGCGATATTTGCCTTGATGCGCTCGAATGCCTGGGTTGCCGCGATTTTGCTTCGGGCTAGCTCGTCAGATGCAGATGACTTCAGTGTTTCCACTGTGCGCTTGCCTTTGATGGCGCCAGCAAAATCGCAGGTGATCACCGGCAGGCAGAATTCGCCCAGCTGCGCATCGAGGTCTTCGATGTGCTGAGCCAGCGCGAGATTACCTGCCTCGATAATTTCGGCTCTGATCTGCTGTTTACGGGCCTTCACAAGCTTATCCAGCTCGAGACGCTTACTGCGCATCTCGCTTTTCATCTGGTCGATAGTCTTGAAAAGCTCATCGATCGATGCGGTCTGGCCCAGTGCCTGTTTCTTAACGGTATCCAGCTCTTTCTCTGCACCGTTAAAGAATTTCACCAGTCCGTCGGCGTCTGCAAAATCCTGGTCGGTCTGCAGGTCGGTCTTCACCGAACGGATACGCTCCAGAATGACGCTGCTGTAGCTGCTGAGGTTGGAGCTGCGCACTTCACCAACCAGCTCAACGACCAGTGCAGGCAGGTCAGCCTGAGCCTTGGCCACTGGCGCCGGTTTTGCTTCTGTCGGCGAATAGTCTTTCAGGTCGGCGTCGAACTGCTTCCAGCCAGCCAGCAGCGCATCAAAGCGGCTCTGATCAGCGGTGTACCAGAACCAGTTGCAGTCCTGCTTTGTCCCATCTGATGCCATAAACAGACATTTCTCAGCACCTGAAACCAGAAGCTGCTGATCCATCTGCACCTTGTAGTGCTCTGCAAGCGTTTCAGCTGTAGCGCTTCGAAGCTCCTGATTGATCAGCTTGTGCTCCCAGATCACATCATCCATAACAGTGATGCCGTCATACGAAGCCAGCAGTTGCTGGTGTTCGTCGCTGATAGCGGTAACAGGAAACAGCTCATCTTCAATGATTTCTTCAGCGATTGGTCGTGCTGAGGCTTCTGCTGCATGACCCTTGTCAAAGATGCGCTGCTGAGCCGGGGTTACCTCTGGAGTGATACCGGTTGCCTTCTGCTCAATCAGGGCATTACGGGTCTGGTGCTTGCTGACGCCCATCATTGCCGGCGCTTCGCTGGCTGTGTAGTGATTAGCGCGAACCTCAAGCCACGCGGCTGACCCTTGCTGAATATTCAGTGTTTTCATGCTGCCACCTCCATGATTAGGCTCTGCTGTTCTTCCGTCAGAATTGCTTTGCTACTGACTGTTGCGATGATTTCCTCAGGTGTTTTCCTGCCAGCTTCGATGGCACTACGCCATTTCGGGAAATTGGTCGCGAACGACCCTTCTGGGTAGTACCCCAAGGCTGGAGGAGCGAGTGTTTCTGGAGTGATATCGCGCTCCTCCTGGATAAAGGTCTTCCCCTCCATCTCTTCAGCCGTTGGCTCTGCCCCGATTTCTGGCCAGCCCTTACGTAGGGACTGAGCCTCGGTACACTTAGCCAGCTGCGCATAAGGGCGTTTCTGCCACATAGCATTAGGGCAGTCTGAAGCGGCTTTCTGGGTGGCGTAGTTCTCGAGCCAGTACTCCATAGCTCGGTACGCTACTCGCTCGCCGTTGATGAGCTTGTAGACGGTGTACTTACACCACTCTGGGTAGCGAACGACTACCGTCTTATTGGCGTTATGTGCGTCCTGGAATTTACCTTCTACTACGGGGCCGAACTCTGGCTCATCCGCACCAGCGTAGTTACCAGATCGATCGGCCTGAATGCGGTACAGGCCAATACCAGGCATAGGTACATCACGCCAGTTCTTCTGGTTCGTCTGAGCGTCTTTAACCTGCATTGGTACCAGGTGAACTGGCTTCAGCATGATGTCCAGCTTTCGGGCCTTGCAGTAGTCGATGGCCATGATGACCGATTCGGGGCGAGCCCCTGGGTAGATGGTGGTGCAGAGAGCGTTCCACGTGTACTCGTCGATACCGCGCTGAACGAGTGCCGGATTTTGCTCCGCCCATGTAGTGATCTGATTCATGTCCTGTCCCTTGAGTTTTGAATGTCCTGGTAGGCCGCGATGGCCCGTTGTCCGTGGAGATACTGCCCGATTGTCAGTTCGGGCTTTGCTGGAGCTGCAGCAGAGCGCACGTATTTCAGTGATCGTCCCTGCAGCAGCCCTTTCAGCCCGGCGGTGTCCAGCCTCCGGACCAGTGCTGCTATGCCCATATTTGCCCCGTGCTATTTGCCGCCGTACCGCTGAAGAAGCTCTTCCTGCGCTTTCAGGAACTCGTCCTTGTCTTCCGGCAATACCGTGAAAGCACCGATTGTTACGACTGTTTGCAGGGCTTTGCCCTCGTGCACTTCCGATACCGCCTTAATCGTTGAGATTGGCCCGTACCGTCCGTTTACTGGTACTTCTGTGGCTCGCTGCGTGATAGCCATGTCCTGCTCCTATGCGGCCGCGATGGCCGCTTCTGGCGCTGGGGTACCGAATGCCAGCGCTTCCCATCCCCAAACCGTCTCTTTTGCCCAGAGGTTTTTTGCCCCGCGCTGGTTGTACGTTGGAGCAGGGAAGGGGTTTTCTTCCCTGAGTCGCCAGCGCTCCAGTGTGCGAGATGAAACCCGGAACCGATCACACAAGTCTTTCGTTGAGTAGTAGCCTTCCGCTGCCATTCTGTTGTCTCCTTAAGCCGCTATATCCAGTCCGATGAAGTAGACCGCGTGGGGCTTCAGCATTGCGACGACCGCGCGATAAGTGAGGTCGTCCTGCAGTTCTGTCGCCTGCTTCAGCAGAGTGTCCCGCTCCGCTGAATCTGCTGGGTGCCCAAACCCTTGGCGCATAACCCTGGCGGCTTTCTCGTCCTCGTTCGCCAGGTCTTCATCGTCGTAGATGAAGTGGTTCAGGTCTTCCAGGGTGAATGTGTCAGATCCACCGAAGCCGTAACGAATGCTCCCGTTCTGCAGAAACTGGGAGACTGCCTGTTCCACGGCTATCGTCTCCGCTTCTTCCTGCTGCACCAGGTGACCCATGTTGTCCGCATGGGTGCGCACCTGGTGGTCCGTGTAGCAGTTCAGTCCATCGTCCATCAGTCCCGCCCTCAAGTTTGTCCGCCTGATATTTGCCAGACCGCCAGAAGGATGAGCGCGACCGGTATGCCGATTGCGGCGATTCCGTATGCGATTCTGGTCATTGACGGCCTCCTTGTCATGCTAGCGCGCTAACATTTGTATATATTGTTAGTTAACTAGCATTTTGATGTCAAGCATACTAACTAAAAAATATGAGAGCGTATTGTTAAGCCGAGAAGAGGGAGAGAGCATGAAGGCCTTAGTGATTGGATTACTGTTTTCTGGCTGTTGCGCGGCAAAGGAGTTCGGAAGTGTTAGGGTTCAAAGCGTAGTCAGTGTTTATGACGCAGATACATTCAGGGTGAGTATTGAGGGCTGGCCGCCGATTATTGGTTGAAAGCATGCCGGTTCGAGTTAAAGGCGTGGATGCGCCAGAGATTCGAGGCAAGTGTGAGGAAGAAAAGCGCCAGGCTCGTCAAGCAAAAGAGTTTTCTCGTCGGCTACTGCTGCAGACTGAAACCGTAGAGCTGCGCCGTATTGAGAGAGGGAAGTACTTCAGGCTTCTGGCGGACGTGTATGTTGATGGCGAAAGCTTGGCCGAGCAACTGATCAATCACGGGCTTGCCCGACCATATCAAGAAGGGAAAGAGCTGGCTGGTGTGAGTAGCCCTCGACCTCCTCAAGGCGCACTTCTCACGCCGTAAAAGTTGATGCTTCTCATGCACTTAGGAGGTGCGCTTGCGTTATGTTTAACTAGGCCCTTTCTGTCTATTATGTAGAAGGATACCCTAAACTTGGAGCCCGCATCATCGTGGTCCGAGCACGGTTTTATGGAGAGGACTGCGGATGCTCTGGTTATTTTATATTTGCTATGATTGCTTTTTATATTTAGCCCCACACTTTCGCTGTCGACGCCCCAAGCATAATCAATAAGGTCGTCCATGTACTGAAGTTTCTTTTCATATGGAAACTCCAGTTCGCAAGCGTTTCGAGCATGGTAGATCATTGCCTTGGCCTGTCCCTTCATTCTCTCCAGCACGCATTCATCATACGTATCAGGGGAGAGCCATCCGGCGTTAGCCTGGGAGGCTGCAGCAAGGCTGATCAATAGAGGCGCCTGCTTTAGAAAAGATAAGGATGGCGTACGCCGGTTCGAAATTGCAAGCATCAATAATCACTCCCTGATGACTTCTTTAAGCGAAAGGGCGATTGCGCTCTCGCTGCCCTCGGCCAGTTACTGGGCCTCTTCGCTCACCTGATACGCGAGGCGTCAATGACACCAAGAGCCAAGCTTTCTGATTCGATGAAAATATCTTGGGCGAAAAAGTAGGCGTCTTGCCAGTTTGGAAATGCGGCGGCGAAAACTCCTATTGCGCGACAAAGATTTTCTCGAATCTCCGCCGAAGGAGAGCCTCGGAGAATTAGATCATCCATAGTCATGGCAAGAATGGTGTCGTGCAGCTTTTCCTCAAATACCTTATAGGCCGCCAGCCCCTTGTCTCGACCAAAAAAACTCTTCTTTCCCTTGTTTTTTTGGGCTTTAGCCATGGCCATAACTAAATGCTGCAAGGCATTGAATGTGTGAGGGCAAGCCTCTTGAAATGACTCCGCTGTTTCCCAATTTGTGTATGACATAAGCGCTCCTTGCTCTAGCTAATTAGTCCCTGCTTTCGATTACATGTTTCTCATCAAGAGAGTTACGACGCGCCCGATTATTCTCAGTTGCCCGATATTTACTTGGGACACTGTTTCATCGGTGTAGGCTGGATTGTGGATATTGTCTGATCTTATTTTCCAAGTGCCGCCAAACTGCTTGATCATACGCTTAACGCGAAGTTCTCCGTCAAAAGCGATAGCGTATATTTTTTCGCTAACAAGCTGGGTGTCGGAGGTATCAATAAGAATGGTATCGCCATCATTGAGCGTAGGCATCATCGAGTCCCCTCGGACTTTGACTACGGCCAGAGAACCTTCGCTTAGGCCGTTTTGAAATACCCACTCCTGAGAAATCGGAACCCAGTCATGAACTTGTTCCAAGTCAATATGCGTGCCTGTCCCTGCCGCTAATTCCACATCCAGCACCGGTACGTTTACAAATTGAGGGGATTGGGTCGGTTGGTTGGTTCCCCAGCCATATCTGAGGTGTTCGGGAAGGCAGCCGAGGGCCTTTGCCAAACTCAGCAATGTGTCTGCCTTTACATCGGTAGCAGGGTCTTTCTCGATCTGCGCGATACGGCCACGGCTTACGTTCACCCGGCGAGCAAGCTCTTCCTGGGTCCAGCCTTTTTCTTTCCGGAGAGTCCGGATGTTATCCCCAATAGACATGTTAGCTATCTTACTAACAGATGGTGCTAACGGGGGTTGCAAATTTATTGCTAGCAAACTAACATTTTTGCGCATACAAAGTCCTCTAATGGAGATAACCATGAAAGTCTGTATCAAGACCGAGGATGCCGTTGAGCATTTCGGCGGAAGAGGTAAGGGGGGCGTACAGCGCTTAGCTGATGCGCTTGAAGTGACCCATGGAGCGGTGTGCCAATGGGGCGAGTACATGCCGGAAGGCCAAGCCTGCAAGCTCCATATTCTTACCGAGGGCGCCGTAACGGCCCAAATTTCGAGCACTCACAAAGCAGCATAGGACACCACCCGGACAAGGAGCCAAGTCAATGGAAAAACTCACCGCACCACTCAAAACAAATCTGACGGATACGGACCTTCGTGCTTTTGAGCGCATTGCTCGCATGGAAGGTTACGACAACGCCAGTGCCTACCTGCGCCATCTCGTTCATGCAGACCTCAATGAGAAGCGAACCTCACTTCAAAGGTTAATGGAGGCTTTTGAGGTAGGCGAGGGTTCTGATGGTTCTGGTGGTTCCTCGCAATCGAAGCTCCAGTTCCTTCGCAGTCTGATCGGTATCGATTAACTCCCTGGTGATAACCCTTTGGCCGGGCCCTGAGTCTGGCCCTTTTTCGAGCCTATTCGCTGAGTGGGCTGGAAAAAGGTTGTGTAGCAACCGTGGGCGTTCGGGAGGCTGAAGTGTTAGCGATCTGTTGCTTCATCCAGATGCTGTAGCGCACTGACCAGCAATAAACGTCAAGCCGGGACCGACATGTCCTTACAGCTGGTAGCCCCGCCAGTGGCGAAAGAGGGGCATTACTTCCTTCGGGAGGGCGTAACGAACAGCCTCGGCCCCTTGCTTACACCCATGCAAGTGGTCCCCGAGCTGCGAACCGGGCGGTGGCCGACGCAGCGATAGGGGTAGCGGGGGCTGTTCATTGCGCACTATCTGGCTTGCTGGCTGAGACCAGCGCGATCCCTATCCGGGGTGAAGGAATCAATCATCAAATTCGGAGAAAGACGAATGTTCGGAAAACTGTTTGGCAAGAAAGTTCAGGACGCAAAAGCGGAAATGAAGAAAGTTGAAAACCGCGACCTGATGGAAGCAATTGTTGGTGGCAGCCTGCTGGTTGCCGCGGCTGACGGCAAGATTGATCACGAAGAAACTGAAAGCCTGGAGAAACTGATCTCATCCAACCCTGCGCTGGAACACTTCGGCGGTGAAATCGGCAAGACCATCAACCGCTTTGAGCAGCTGCTGGATGCCGGCTTCCGCATCGGCAAGCTGAAGATCCTGCGTGAGATCGATGACATCAAGAACAACCCTGCTGATGCAGAAGAAGTCTTCGTAAACATGCTGACCATTGCTGAAGCTGATGGCGACATTGACGCGAAAGAGCTGGACGTTCTGAAAGAAGTCGGTCGGGCTCTGGGTATTCGTCTGTCTGATTTCGGTATCGAGTAATGCAGAAGTTCGATTTGAAGTTGGCTCTGTTTGCCCTGCTTCTGTTCGGCGCGGTGCTGGCGGATTTCGCCAGCAGCCTGCTGTCACTGCTGACTGATGCCGCTTTTGTCGGTGCAGCCATTGCAGTGATTTGGCCGAAGTTGGTAGGCAAAAGCAATAGCAAGGGAGAAGGACATTGAAAACGTATAAGTCACACAAGATCGTCGAGGCTGGGGTAATCAAGGCCATTGTGCAGCATGAGGCATGGAGCCGGGCTGTCGATATCGATCTGCAGTGTGGTGCAACTCACCAGCTGGATAAAAAAGCACTCGAGCGGTACGCGGCTCAGCCGGGCGACTACCTGGTTAAGTACTCTGATGGCTATCTGGCTGTATCACCGAAGAAAGCTTTCGAAGAAGGCTACACCGAAATCACCGGTACAGATCACGCTGCTGACCTGCTGGTTGAGCAGGAGATTCAGGAAAAGGGCCTGACCGCACCGCGCGTAACGCCTGATCAGATCGAGTCCCTGATGGCCGGTGTGGAGTACCACACTCACGTTGTGCCGGGCACCACCACCACGATTGCAACGGCGATTGCTGAAAACGGTTTCACCCTGGCAACGGGCAAATCTGCCTGTGCCAGCCCTGAGAACTTCGATGCAGAGCTGGGCCGCAAGGTTGCTATCCAGAACGCTGAGAAAGCAGCTCGTGACACGCTGTGGGAACTGGAAGGCTGGCGCCTGAAGATGGGGGCCTTGCCGCCCGCGCAGTAGATGAGGTGGCCTCTTTCGACAGGACAGAAGAAAGAGGCCGATCCCCGGCGGACAACCGAGGCGGTATTAACGCAACGGGACAGAAGCGATAACACCAGATGGCCCGGGGACAAACCGGGCCGATCACTACCCAGCTGGACGGAAGGGTAGTGACAGGACATGCCCCAGTGGACAACCGGGGCAGGACATAGCGCAAGAAAAAGCCCGCTTCAACGCTGTGGACGCAGCTCTGCGGGCTTCTCAAACACTGGAGATGAGTATGGCAAATACAGCAGAAGTAATCCAGCTACATGAGAGGCGGCCACCGATGGAGGAGCGCACAGCTGATACCGAGGTGGCAAGCGGGGGATACATCAAGTTGTTCCGGACGCTGCAGGATGCGTCATTTGCTGCCCGGCCTGAATATATGGCGGCGTGGGTTCATATCCTGCTGCTGGCTACGCATAAGCCTCGTAGGGCGATGATCGGCAGTAAGCCCGTGGCATTGACTGCCGGGCAGTTTGTGAGCGGCAGGAAGGCACTGGCAAGCGCTGTCGGCGTAACCGAGAAGCAGATGCGCGGCATTCTGGATTTCTTTGAATCCGAGGGGATGATCACGCGCGAATCATCCCGAATGGGTACCGTTTTTACTGTATGTAAATACAGCTTTTTCAATGAAAAAGAGGGCCAAGAAGGGCCAACGGTTTCGGGCCAACGTAAAGGCCAAGCGCAGCCCAGTAACGGCGGGGCTTCTAGCGAATCAGGGGCCAATGAAAAGGCCAACAAAGGGCCAAAGGAAAGGGCCACTACACAAGAACACAATATACATAAAGATACTGACGTATCTTTTGGTTCATCTGCCGCTGAACCGACTCCGCAACGCAAACCCGCTCCACGCCGGACCCAGCTCGAATACCCGAAAGAATTCGCGTGGATCTGGGATAACCGGCCTCGTCGTGAGGGATCTGACCCGAAGCGCAAGGCATACCAGGCCTGTAACGCTCGCATCAAGCAGGGAGCGACATGGCGAGAGCTGGCGGAAGGGCTCAAGCGGTACCGCACCTACTGCCAGACCAAAGGCATCCTGAACACCGAATTCGTCAAGCAGATGGCGACGTTCTTCGGCCCCGATGAGCACTACAAAAACGACTGGACGGTGAACCATGGCTCAGCCTCAGCAAGTATCAACCCTGTTGCCGGCGGACGGATGTCGACCGTTGACCGCCAACACGCAGCAGCAGCCGCATTCCTCGCGCAGCTCGAAGGTGAGCAAGAAGCTTCAGGCGACGATGGCTCGGTTGTGGCTTCGTATGAGTGAGATCTACGGCAGCCAGTTTGCCAATCAGTACGGTGAGGTTGGTGGCGAGGCTTTCCAGACCTGGTGCCTGGCCCTGCAGGACATGACCACCGAAATGATCTATTCCGGTTTTCAGAAGCTGCTGGAGCGAGAGCGCACGTTTGTGCCGAACCTGAATGAGTTCCGAAAGCTCTGTCAGGTGACCGCTGAAGACCTTGGCCTGCCATCCCTGGAGGCTGCTTACCTCGAGGCCTGTAACAACGCTCACCGCGTTATGGCCGCGAAGTGGAGCCACCCGGGCGTATACCACGCTGGCAAAGCCGCTGGCTGGTTCGAGCTGAGATCTGAATCAGCTCAGAAGACGCGCCCAGCGTTCCGGGCAGCGTATGACGATATCTGCAAGCGCCTGAAAGCAGGCGAGGTGTTCGAGCTGCCAGAGCGTGATTCGACACGGCTGGAGCACCATCGCAATGGCAAGCAGGTCAACACGGAAGAGAACAAAGCTGCTGGCCGGGCTGCGCTGGCAAATCTGAAGCGAGGATTGCGCTGATGGCTACTGAAATCATGGTTACCCGTGGACCGGGACTTTCCCTGATGCCTCTGGGTGAAGAGGGGAACCTGGTGGTGCGGAATATGAAATATGGCCAGGCGGTGAAGGCAACCATCGTTCAGCCGCGAAACGTCAAGTTTCACCGAAAGCTGTTTGCCCTGCTGAATATGGGCTTTGACTACTGGGAGCCGCCAGTTGCTGAGTGGAGAGGCCTGCAGGCCGAGAAGAACTTCGACGTATTCCGCGAGCAGGTAACCATCCTGGCCGGCTTCCGCGAGGTGACATACAACCTCGATGGCAGCGTGAAGGTAAAGGCGAAATCAATCAGCTTCGCGAATATGGATGATGGCGAGTTTGGTCGACTCTACCGGGCAATCTTCAACGTTATCTGGCGGATGGTGATCAGCCGGATTGAAGGCTTCACAGAGGAGGTGATGGAAAACACCGTGAACCAGCTACTGAGCTTTGAGGCAGCAGCATGAACGAAAAGAAGATCATCAAGGCTTTGGCACAGAATGGCGACAATCAGCGCCGCTACTCCCTCATGGTGCCGAATTGCTATACATCGTTCGACAATGAAGCTGATCTGTTCGCTATTCGGAAAAGCGGCTTCTGTGATGAATTCGAAGTGAAGGTAACCCGCTCTGATTTTCTGGCTGACGCGAAGAAGCGAGTGTCCTGCAGGGTGCTCTCTCAGCAAGAGAGCATTGAGTGGTATCACAATCCTGAGGGGGTTCGTCCGGACACCAAAGCGAAGCATGACGCTCTGCAGGATGGTGATCTGGATGCGAACTACTTCTGGTATGTGGTGAAAGAGGGGATCTGTAAACCAGAAGAGGTTCCGGGCTTTGCTGGGCTGATCGTAGTGAAGGATGGCTGCAGCCTGTCCGTGGTTCAGATGCCGACTCGGCTGCATAGCCGCAAGCTGGATATGGAGAAGCGCTTCAACTACGCGCGGAAAGCCGGTTACCGGTTCTGGCGCCTGTTTCTGGCAGAGGAAGAAGCCGCATGAAATCTACCGATCTGCGCAAGTCTGCTCAGGGGCAGAACTGCACTCTGAATATCGCTGGCGTCTGCAACTACAACCCAGAAACCACCGTACTGGCTCACCTGCCGGATGAATCGCATGGGATGGCGCGAAAGAGTGACGATATATCCAGCGCCTTTGCCTGCTCCAGCTGCCATGACTGCATCGACGGCCGGCACACGGTGACGCTCACGCCAGAAGACAAAGAGTTCTACATGCGCCGGGGGCAGACGCGAACCCTGCGCCAGTGGGTGGAAATGGGCCTGATTACCATCAAGGGGGCAGCGTGATGGGAGTGCAATCACAGTACTACCTGATTTGTGGCAGCTGTGGAGTGCAGTTTGTTGCCAGAGACGGTGAGCGCTTTGGCGAAACACCGGAAGAGATTAGAGATTTGGCCGTTGATGAGGGGTGGTCATGCTACGTCGGCCCAGAGCACGATGATGACCGCTGCCCGAACTGCCCAGGCGAATAGGAGGGCTATATGGCTCGAGGCGTAAACAAAGTAATTCTGGTTGGTAACCTGGGCGGTGATCCAGAAGTGCGCTACCTACCTTCAGGCGGCGCCGTTACCAACGTAACGATAGCGACAAGCGAGAGCTGGAAGGATAAGCAGACCGGCCAGCAGAACGAGCGTACCGAATGGCACCGGGTGGTGTTCTTCAATCGCTTGGCAGAGATAGCCGGGGAGTACCTGCGTAAGGGCTCCCAGATTTACATCGAGGGTTCCCTGCGTACCCGTAAGTGGCAGGACCAGAGCGGTCAGGACCGTTACACCACCGAAATCGTTGCCTCTGAACTGCAGATGCTGGGTAGTCGTGGTGGCGATGGCGGCGGTAACCAGCAACAGGGTGGCTATCAGGCTCAGCAAGGGTACCAGCAGGCTCAGCAACAGCAGGGCGGTTATCAGCAGAGACCACCTCAACAGGCATCGCAACAGGGTTACCAGCAGCAAGCACCGCAGCAGGGAGCTCACAGCGGTCCTGCAGGCGGCTTTGATGACTTCGATGACGATATACCTTTCGCGCCATATCAGGCGCACACCATCGTTTAACGCCCTGACAAAGCGTTAAACCCAATAAAACCCTATATGCAGTGGGACAGCTGCAAACGGACAACGAGGACGGACATGGAACAGCAGGACATAGCGGTAAAAGCCATTCAGGAATTTGTGGATTCAATGATTGGTGCGCGCGAAAGCGGTTTTGAAGAGACCAGTAATCTCTCCCTAGCGGACATTCATTCTTACAGCAGGTTCTACATCAAGCAGCATTATGGCGTGGAGTCAGCCACTCTCGCTGAAAAGTGGGGGGCAGAAGTAGCTGAGTTGTGCAAGCTGGATGGGGATGCAGCGCTGAATGCGGCTCTGCTTGCGCAGAATGAAAAGCTGAAGGCTTTTCTGAAAGATCACGCATTGCCCGCATTCGCTCTCGCGAAGATCGATTACCCGGAATCATCAATGGCTGTGGTAAGTGAGACGGATTGTCTCGCTCTAATCAGTGAGCCTCAGGCTGCCAGTCTTGCAGCTCACGATGCTGATTTGCTGAACGGCATTGCTGACGAGTGGCAGGCGAAGCTGGATAAGGGCGAAATATGGAAGCCGATCGATGTGCTGCGTCGGCAGGCGAACCGCCTTAATGGGCAGGCTGACAGCGCTTGTCAGCAGTCGCGACAGGAAAGGCCTCAGTGCAATCACGGCTCTATCCTGTACGGCAATCGCTGCCTGAGCTGTGAGCGTGAAAAGGTAGCTGAGCAGGGAGGTGAAGTATGAGCCGGATTCGATACGCAGTATGGGGAAGAGACCGAACTTTCCGCTGGCTCTGGCTGGCTGCCCTGGTAGAGGGCTATGACGCTTGCATGGCGCGATACAGCAAGCGGACCACTCAGTCTCACAAAGATGAGCAGCAGCGAGAAGTCGACGAAGTGAAGTTTGAGGCGGCTCGGCAGGCTCGTGCTGAAGTTGGATTGAGGTACGACAAACTCCAGCTGGCCAGTGAGAATCAGGCTGATCAGAACCGAATCAGAGCGGAGGAGCTGGAGGCTGAGAATGCCCAGCTTCGCCAGACACTGGAAGTGATCTTGAGCCATAAGGGTAATGCGGGGGCGGCGGGATGAAGTACTACACGAAATATGCAGTTTTTGCCCTGAGTGTCAGCGCAGTTGTTCCAGCAGCACTAGTCCAGCTCGGCCTGAATTACTGGCTGATGCTGGTTTTGGCTGTGTATCTATCGAGAAAGCTATTCCCTCACGCCCGTGACGCAGCACTGCATGATATGAGCGTTGATGAGTTCGGCGCCCGCTTTGTTTCGTACGATCCGATTACCAATGTTGTTCAGGTCACAGGGGGTTGCCGATGAAGCATTTGAGTCTTTGCGCTGCCTTCTGCGCGTTTATTGCTGCTGGGGCGGATGCGGCGACTGTCGCTGCGCGCGCCTCATCTCCAGCTGCTGCCTCGGCTTCTGCCAGAGCCTCCACTGCTTCGAGCGTTGTGGCAGCAGCAGGGGCTTCGGCAATGATGGCCTCTCCCGCGATGTCTGATGCAGGCCATTCACAGCAGCCGCTTACTGCTCAGCAGATCATTGATCGGGCCGGAAAGCTGCGTCATGGCTTTGTGGTTTGCACCAGCTCTGGCCGACAGAAGGTTCGCAGCACCGGGTGCTATGTCAGGACCGGTGTGAATGGCATGTTTGAGCGAGATGATTACGTCTTGTTTGAGTGGAATGATTACGTGGTGCGTGTCACCGGACGGACTGACGCAGTGGTGACCGGTATAGCCGTGGGCCATTCGCCAGACAGTAGTCGTCAGGCAATGGTTTATTTCGTTTATCCGGCGGAGGGCAGCCAGTGAGAATGAGCGAGCAGCAGGCTGCCGCTATCAAGGCTCGCCGGGCACGGCAAACATCCGTGCTCGGCCACCGCCCTGGTACTGCGCCGCCACGGCCAAAGCCAATGGCTAAATCAACGGGTAAGCGAGAGGTTCAGCAGGATCTGCTGGCAGCTGCCGATTGCGCAGTGGTAAACATCAGCACCGATAGTGGCAAAGAATCAGGCCCGGCTGGTAAACCTGAGGCCCTGACTGCAACGGAATTGGTAAGTTCTGCCAGTCAGGTGGTAACCCGCTTCGATATCACACCAGTACCCAAGCCGCGGCAAACTCAATCGGACCGTTGGAAAAAGCGGCCCTGTGTCGTTCGGTACCGTGAATTCAAAGATCAGATAAAGGCACTGGGTCTGGACGTTCCTGAAACAGGCTGTCGCCTTATCTTCGTGCTACCCATGCCAGAGAGCTGGACGAAGAAGAAACGCGCTCAGATGAACGGGCAGCCCCATCAGCAGCGACCAGATACTGACAACATGATCAAAGCGGTGCTGGATGCTGTTCATGCCGAAGATAGTCAGATTTATCACGTCGAGAGTCTGAAGTTCTGGGGTGAAGCTGGCGCAATTATCGTAGAGAAGACTCGCCAGGCGCTCAGCTTCGACGGGCAGCAGATCCGCTGGTCTGCATAACCAATATTTCCACACATGACGAATGAGGGCGCACCGCTGAACAGCACCAGCGCCCGCCGCATGGAGAGCAAGGCAATGACAACACAAACGATGAAAGACCGAATCGATAAGCTGGTCGAGGTTTTTGTGACGTACGCGGCAGGCGTCGGGAGCGATGCGGGCTGGCATGGCCCCCACCGCCTCGGCCTGCTGATTGAGTTTCGGGGGGATGTGCCTCCGCCGGGCGGGAATGATCGGGCAGATGTGCAGGCTATCGGCGAAATCCGCTTTCTGCGTAAGCAGCATGCCGACTTCAACCTTGCGTGTATGCTACTGGGCCGACTTGCCCGCACTGCTGAGAAGCATGCCACGGCTATGCTGGCAGAGCCTTATCTGCGCCACGTGTACAAACGTCCGTTCGCTGATAAGGATGTTGCATCAGATATCGGTACCAGCCTCGGCAGCTATCGCCACAATCGGAAGATGGCATATCAGGCACTGGCAAATGTACTGGAGCTGATCGACGACTACGAACAGGTGAAGGCGGCATGATTAGTGTGCTGGAAAATCCCGCCACGATTTGATACCGTTCAGGCAAGCTGGTCGTTTTTATGACCAATTCACATTTAAGCCTCGCTCATGCGGGGCTTTTTTGTGTCCGTCCGTAGCTACTCCTGTCCCGTGTGGGTGGCTCACTTCTCGCTGTGAAGCGACATGCTCCGAGCCTGGCGGATAAACCGGGCAAAGGATTCTATGAACCTCAACATCACCATTGAGCAGCTGCGTGAAGCGATGCAGCGCAAGGGTTATCGGTTCTTTGAGCGTGGTGACCTGAACCTCAATATCATCGCAGTGCGCAGCGCTGATACCGACTCCAACGCCTTTAACGATCTGATGCTGGTTGCGTTCAAGCGTGGCGATAAGTGGCAGCTGAAGCAGTATGCGATGACCACTGACCCTGGTATCTACTACCGCGAGAACCCGATGAATGTACTGGGTACTGCCGTACTGGCACCCGGTCAGCACAATGGCGCGTTCTGCATTGGTGTTCGCAAAGGCCGCTATCCAGCGTTGGTGCAAGCCCGGCCGCTGCCGGTCTATCGCGACAACAACCGGGATGCTCAGATCGACTTTACCGGTGAACTCGATGCCGGTTGGCACAGTATCCAGGTACATCACGCCCGTGAGGGCGGTACCAGCCAGCAGGTCGATAAATGGTCTGCCGGTTGCCAGGTCCTGGCCAACTTCTTTGATCACAATGAGCTGATGGCGCTGTGTGACGAAGCCTCAGAGAAGTGGGGCCCTCGTTTCACATACACGCTGCTTGATGAAGGTGATCTGGTATGAGCGAGTCGGCAGTAATCGAAGCGCTGAAGCTGCAGGGTGAGCAGACTCACCGGCAGCTGGGCACATTGAGTGAAGCTGTTACTGAAATGGCGAATTCAGTCGGTGCTCTCACGACGCAGCTGGCCAGAGTAGAAGAGCGCCATGCGGCACAGGATGACATGGTTCGTCGCATTGGCAGTGAGTCGAAAGATCATGAGAATCGGATTCGAGAGCTGGAGAAAGCCGTAGATCCTGAGCAAGTAGCGGACAATGATGAGCGAATTGGCGACCTCGAAAGCCTTCGTGATCGCTTTTTTGGCTCCTGTAAAGCCGGTGCATATTTCGCCATTGTTATTGCTGCTCTGATCACTGCGGCCAGTCAGCTTTACCCCATTATCACTGGACCCTGAGGGCGCGACCATGAAGAAAGTTATGATCGGAATGGCAATGCTGACACTGGTGGGCTGTAGTGGCCTGGGTGAAAAGCCTGCTATCAATACCGCAGTTTCTCAGCATGACAAGCCACCGGTGACGCTGATGATCGTCAATCGAGCCCGGGAGCTTGCAGATCGTGCGTGTAACGGTAAAAGCCAGGCCGCTCGTCTGCAACTTGTAGGTTTGTACCGCACCTTTGTTGATCCCGCGTATCCAGAGGGTGGCGTATGCGAAGACCCGCTGAACGTGCTGAGCTGGGCAATCCAGAAAGGTGTTGGTGATGTCGGTGAGTAAGGGCGCTGGTATGCCAATAGAGCTTTTCGCTCCAGCTGCTTACTGGGACCTGGGGGCGGATGAAAAGGCAACTATCTGTAATGGCATGGGTGCGAAAGACTCTCTTGTCTCGTACTTCATCCCGAATACAGTCTATGGCCTTGATTTAACCGAAGCAGGCAACATCCACGACTACATGTATCACGTAGGCTGGACTGTTGAAGATAAGCGCCGCGCAGATGAAGTTTTCCTCAACAACATGATGCGTATCGTCAACCATCAAGGCGGGTGGCTGGCGCCACTGCGTCGCCGCCGGGCAGTGCTGTACTACGAAGCGGTACTGTACGCTGGAGGCCCTGCCTTCTGGTCTGGCAAGAACAAACCTGAAGAGTTTCAATCCGTCGGCACGCTGTGAAGCGCCCGATATTTCGACTCGTCGTGATGACGCTCAACTCGGTGCTGCGCCGGATTAGAAACAGCAGCAGGAATTCATGAGCAAGTTCAACTGGACAGATAAGCGCGAGGCCTTCTGTCGCGAATACATCGTTGACTTCAACGGCACTCAGGCTGCAATTCGCGCAGGGTTCTCTGAAAAATCCGCATCGAAAACCGCTTTCGATCTACTTCAGTTCAGCGAAGTGTCAGAGCGTGTTGCAAGCCTAATGGAAGCCCGTTCAAAACGGACTGAAGTCGATGCTGATTATGTGCTGTCTCGATTGGTTGAGATTGATCAGATGGATGTGCTCGATATTCTGGCAGAAGACGGTTCAGTAAAGCCTATCAGTGAGTGGCCAAGCGTCTGGCGTACATATGTCAGCGGAATGGACCTGGCTGAGATGTTTGAGGGGCGTGGTGAAGATCGCGAGCTGGTAGGGCTGCTGAAGAAAATCAAGTGGCCAGACAAAGTGAAGAATCTTGAGCTGATCGGCAAGCACGTGAACGTTCAGGCGTTTAAAGACCGCATCGAACATTCCGGCACCATCTCCCATGAAGAAGCACTGGAGCAGCTGGCATGACGCCAGAAGAAGTAGAGATTCGCCGCAAGCTGCGCGATGACTTCCTGCACTACGCAGAGCGCTGTCTCTTTATCCGGACCAAGGCCGGTAAGGTTGAGCCATTTCGTCTGAACAAGGCGCAGCAGTTCATCCATGACCGCCTTGAGCAGCAGCTGAGAGAGACCGGGAAGATCCGGGCGGTGTTGCTCAAGGGTCGCCAGCAGGGTGCGTCCACGTATACCGAAGGGCGGTTTTACTGGCGCGTATCTCATCGCCGCGGTGTTCGTGCCTTCATCCTGACGCATGAGGCTGATTCCACTTCGGCACTGTTCGAGATGGCCGAGCGCTACCACGAGAACTGCCCGGTTCTTGTGAAGCCTTCTACCGGCGCCAGCAACGCGAAAGAGCTGATTTTCGATAAGCTCGATAGTGGCTACAAGGTGGGCACCGCCGGTAACAAATCTGTTGGTCGTGGTAATACACTGCAGTTCTTTCACGGCTCAGAGGTAGCCTTCTGGCCCCATGCTGCAGAGCATGCCAAGGGGATCATGCAGGCAATACCTGACGAGCCGGGCACCGAGGTTCTGCTGGAATCCACGGCCAACGGCATTGGCAATTACTTTCATCAGCAGTGGCAGAGAGCTGAAGCAGGGGAAAGTGAATACCAGGCCATCTTCGTACCCTGGTTCTGGCAGGATGAATACCGAAAGCCGGTACCTGACGGGTTCAGCACTACGCCTGAAGAAGATGAGCTGAAGCGCCTGTATGAGCTGGATGATGAACAGATCATGTTCCGCCGGTTCAAGATTGCTGAGCTCTCTGCTGATGGTATGGATGGCGAATCGGCCTTTAAGCAGGAATACCCTTTCACTGCAGCCGAAGCATTTCAGGTTTCAGGTGAGGACACGCTGATTCAACCAGAATCGGTGGTGAAGGCCCGCCAGACAAAATGCCTGGGTAGTGGGCCGCTGAAAATTGGTGTTGATCCTTCGCGCTATGGCGATGACCGGACATCCATCATCCGGCGCCGTAACCGGGCAACATTCGGACTCACCAGTTACGCCAAACGGTCCACTATGGAAGTGGCCGGCATTGTTCATTCGATAATCAGAAAGGAGAAGCCGGCTCAGGTTGCTATCGACGTTGGCGGCCTTGGCGCTGGTGTGATTGACCGGCTTATTGAGCTTGGGCACGAAGATATCGTCGTCGCTGTTAATTTTGGTGGAACGGCCCTCGATCCGGAGAAATACCGAAACAAGCGGGCTGAAATGTGGGGTGAGATGCGGGACTGGCTCAACGGCGATATGCCCGTGATGGTGCCAGACACGGACTCCCTGCACTCGGACCTCTGCGCCCCTCGATATAGCTTCGACAGTAATACCCGCCTGGTTCTCGAGAGCAAAGAGCAGATGCGTAAGCGTGGAGTTCGCTCACCGGATGAAGGTGATGCGCTGGCGCTGACTTTTGCTGAACCGGTTGTCACTCGCGAGACAGATATACCGGTCGAATCGCGAGTCGGTGATAGCACTACAGGCTACTAACCCGCCATCGCTGTGAAGCGATATGACCTTCAATTCAATCCAGCCGTGAGGCTCGATATGCAAGACCAACTTCTCAATACCGATTCTGAAACAGATCAGCGCGATTCGGCTGAGCGCCTGCAGGTCTTTGGCGGCCGTCTGGCGAAGCTGGCCAAAGATGCTGTAAACAAGCGGCAGCAGGTTGAGCAGCGCTGGCTTGCCGATCTCCGTCAATTTCACGGTGAATATGACGAAGAAACCAAGGCCAATCTCCAAGGCTCGGGTTCAAAAGTCTTCGTCAATATCACCCGGAATAAGAAGTCAGCCGCAGAAGCTCGTGCGCAGGATATGTTATTCCCGACCGATGACAGCAACTGGGGGATCAAGCCGACGCCGATACCAGAATTGGCTGAAGCGGAGCAGGGCGAAACCCTGCAGATTGCGGGGCAGGCGATCGATAAGGCCGAACTAGCTCAGCAGGCGGATAAGCTTGCTCGCCAGAAAGCGAAGGCCATGGAGCGCACGATCAGTGATCAGCTGAACGAAGCGAAGTACAACGCCAAGGCCCGCGATGTGATCTCTGATGCCTGCCAGCTGGGCACAGGAATCCTGAAAGGCCCGGTGGTGATCGGTCGTAGCCGCAAACGCTGGGTGACTGATCAGAGTGGGCTGTCAGTACTGACAGTAGAGGAAAATCTGGTACCGACCGTTGAACGGGTGGACCCCTGGGATTTCTACCCGGATATGAGCGCCTGCACGGTGGATGAGGCTGAATATATCTTTGAGCGTCACCGCCTGACCCGCAAACAGCTGCGGGACTTTGCCCGTATGCCTGGTGTGTTACAGGACCAGATTCGTAACGTGCTGGAAGGCGAGGCTGCAGATACCCAGTATTCAAAAGATTACACCAACGATATTCGAAGCATCACCGGTGTTGACTCCGTCTCTCACAGCAGTCGCTATGAGATGTGGGAGTACCACGGGCCTATCAGCAAAGAAGACTTGCTGGCTGCAGGGGCTAATATCGATGAAGACGATGACCCGCTGGAAGAATATGAGGGCGTGGTTTTCTTCATCGGTCAGAATGTCCTGAAGGTGGTGGTAAATCCTCTGGATACGGAAGAGCGCCCTTACTCAGTGTTTTGCTGGGAAAAGGATATCAGCAGCGTCTTTGGCTTTAGTGTCCCTTACCTGATGCGAAATCCGCAAAAAGTCATTAACGCCTCTTGGCGAATGATGCTTGATAATGGCGGCATGTCCGTTGCTGACCAAGTCGTTGTCAATCGCGGAGTGATAGAGCCAGCGGACGGGAAGTGGCAGCTGGCGCCGAAAAAGCTGTGGTACCTGAAAGATAAAACCCGCTCGGTCGCCGAAGCGTTCGGCTCCTTCTCGACACAATCGCATCAAGCTGAGTTAGCCAATATCTTCACAATGGCCCGCCAGCTCGCTGATGAAGAGACGAATCTGCCCCTGATTGCTCAGGGAGAGCAAGCAAGCCACGTCACTAAGACCAGCAGTGGTATGGCCATGCTGATGAACTCGGCCAATATTGTGCTGCGCCGCGCTGTAAAAAACTGGGATGACGAAATCACTGGTACCCTGATCCCTCGTTTCTATGACTGGAATATGCAGCACAGTGAAGACCCGTCCATCAAAGGGGATTTCTCTGTTGATGCTCGTGGCTCCAGCGCGTTGCTGGTTCGAGAAAAGCAGCAGGAGAATCTGATGATTCTCGCAAATATCTCTGGAGGCAATCCTCATCTTGCTGAGCGCCGGGACTGGGCAGGGCTTGATAAGCAGATCATGAAGGCGCTGGAAGTGCCGGTTGATGAAGTCACGCTTTCAGACGAGCAGATTCAGGAGAATCAGCGCAAAGCTGCAGAGAATCCGCCGCAAGATCCAGCTGCAATGAAGGCTCAGGCCGACATACAGCTAAAGCAGGCTCAGATGCAGTATGAGCAGCAGCGTGACCAGATGGGCTTCCAGATAGATCAGCAGCGCCTTCAGCTGGATGCTCAATACCAGAGTGCAAAGCTTGAACAGGATCGAGAGCTGGGGCTTGCGAAAATTGCTGCCCAGGAAAATCTGACGATTGCGCAGCTCCAGGCAAAGGTCGGCATTGAACAGCAGAAAGAAAGGACGAAGCGAGATATCGCGGCCGCAACGGCAAGCCATAAACAAACCGAAACGCAGCTGAAGGCTCAGAACCTTGCCCGGGGGCACGATACTTATGGCTAAAGTTGACCCGAATTCACTGACTTGGAAGGCAGTCCAGCAGTTTGTAGAAGATAAACGCAAGGAAGCAATTGAGTTCCTGATTTCCGACTCGAGCTCTGAACAGCAGCGAGGAAAGATCGCATTGCTGGACGAGCTGAGCTCATTGCCAGAGCAATCCACAACGCCGGTTGTAGCAACCGACACCTACGATTAAACGCCACCCGTGAGGGTCGCAGGAGGATTTATGCCAACTCCAGAAGAGCAGTCCGGTCAGCCCGGCGCTGATCATGACGCTTCCGATTTCGATACTGCATTTGATGAATTTGCTGGTGTGGAGCCTGCAGATTCTGGCGACTATCAGGATGTGCCAGATGAAGAGCCCGCACGTGATGATCTGGGCCGCTTTGTTTCAGTAAGCGAAGAAGACAGCGCGGAGGCTGGGAGCGCTGCAGATGATGGTGCGGGGGCTATTGATTGGGATTCTGATGATAATCCCTGGAAGCAGAAGCACCAGAGCATCTCCACCCAGCAGGCAGCGCTGCAGCAACAGCTTAATCAGATGATGGCGCAGCAGGTGCAGCACTCTGGCCAGCCGACGGTTGACCAGCAGCCCGAGGGCGGCTCACTCGATTCTGATGACGAGTGGAAGGCACTGAAAGAAGACTTCCCTGAAATTGCCGATGTTCTTGAAAAGCGCCTTTCGGCGGTCGAGCAAAGTTATCGTGCTCAGCATGAACAGCTGACACAGCAGATTCAGCCGATGCAGCAGCAGGCGCAGCAGCAGTTCCTTCAGAGTCAGTATCAGGCCCTGGAAGCGCAGCATCCCGACTATCAGCAGGTTGCTGCCAGCGCTGAATTCAAGGACTGGCTGGGGCATCAGCCAGCCACCATTCAGCAGATGGTGGACAGTACAAGTGCAGCTGACGCGGCTTACCTCTTGTCTGCATACAAGCAGACAGTTCCTGATACATCAGCAAACGACCAACTGAAAGAGCGGCGTCAGCGACAGCTGGAGCAGTCGCAGACTATTTCGCGCCGGGGCGGCCGTCATGTTCAGCCTGATAGCGGTGACTTTGAATCGATGTTCGAGCACTTCGCCAGTAAAGCGAACCCATAACACTCCACAACATTCCACAACACTCTTTGAAGCCTCGCATTTGCGGGGCTTTTTATTGCCTGTCTGCTGCGCTGACGGGCCTCTCTAATCGAAGGGATCTGATATGTCCAAAACAACTTATGGCTCCATTAGCCAGCGAACTGCTGCCTGGGTGACAGCACAGATGCTGGCACATGCTGAGCCTGTGCTGATTCTGTCCAAATTCGGTCAGCACAAACCAGTACCGAAAAACAAAGCGAATGCGGTTAAATTCCGCCGGCCAATCCCATTTCCGGCAGTGACTACGCCGTTGTCTGAGGGTGTTACCCCGACTGCTCGTCAGATGCAGTACGAAGATGTGCAAGTGAACCTGGCGCAATACGGCGACGTTGTTGAAATTACTGATCACGTTCAGGACATGGCCGAGGATCCGGTGCTGAAAGATGCCTCCGGTCTTTGTGGTGAGCAGGGCGGTGCAAGCATCGAAGCGGTTACCTGGGGTGGAATTCGTGCTGGCACCAGTGTGTTCTATGCCAACGGCTCGACACGCTCAGGTGTAAACAAGCCGATTACTCTGAAGAAACAGCGGGCCGTTACTCGTTACCTGAAAGGCAATAAAGCGAAGAAGGTGACGAAAATGGCGAAGTCCACCGTGCAGTGGGGTACCGAAGCCATTGATGCTGCGTTTATCGCTGTTGCACACACAAACCTGGAATCTGATATCCGCGATATGGCGGGCTTCGTGCCGACCGAAAAATACGGCTCTATGAAGCCGCTGCCTTATGAAATCGGCAAAGTTGAAGACGTGCGCTACATCCTGTCGCCCGATCTTGATGCGTATATCGATGCAGGTGGTACTCCAACCGGCATGATTTCGACATCCGGTAGCAATGCCGATGTTTATCCCGTGGTCTACTTTGGCCAGGAGGCGTATGGCTGTGTTCCGCTGAAGGGCTCCGATGCCATGACGCCGAAGGTCACTCCGGTCGATTCTACGGACTCCAGTGACCCTCTCGGTCAGCGCGGTTATGTCGGCTGGAAAGCCTACTTCGCTGCGAAAATTCTGAACGAAGGCTGGATCGCTCGTCTGGAAGTAGCTGCTACTGAGAACAGCTAAGGCGTTCTGCTGTTGGGCTGTCCCCACGGCAGCCCACTGTCCCCATTAAAGTAAAAACTGCCCGTGAGGGCCGGAGTTATCTATGTCTGAAGAAATGAACCTCGATGCAATGGATCTGGCTGAGCTGAAAGAGCAAGCGCGTGTTCTGGACATTTCCCTGAAGGGAAACCCTGGTGAAGATACGCTGCGCGAGAAGATTCGCGCAGTGCTGGGCGAAGGTCCGAGTCAGCCCGCCACAGCGCCGGCTGCACCTGCTGGTGAAGACATGAATAAAATCATCATCGCTGAAAGTGAACAGGATACCCAGCCTGTGCAAGTGGCCGTTAATGGTCGCACCTATCTGATCGTTCGCGGTGAAGAAGTATCTGTTCCGGATTCGGTGATCGAAGTACTGAACCATGCAAAACAGATGGTCTATGACCCGAAGACCATGCAGGGCCGTGAAGTGCTGGCGTATCCGTACCAGATCGTCAAATAACGGTGGCTGGCATGAACTATTTGCAGTTATGCCAGCGTCTTCGGCAGGAAGTCGGCGGGGCAGGCAATGGCCCCTCTACCGTGCTTGATCAACGTGGTGAAAATCGCCTGTACGTTGACTGGATTCGGCAGGCCTGGATAGAAATACAGAGCATGCACAACTGGAACTTCCTCTGGTCTGAAGGAAATATTGAGCTTCAGCCCGGTGTTCAGCTCTACGATATGCCCGCTGGCTTGGCATCGATCGATACCAGTAGCGCCGTTATCGAGGGCTCTCCTGTACCGTATGCGGACTACCTTGATTTTCGCGATGCATATCGCTCACCGGGTACGGGACGCCCGGCAACATATACGCTTCAGCCGAATGGCCAGCTGAAGCTGAGTTCTTTTCCGGATCAGGTTTATCAGCTGGGATTCGATTGCTTTCTGAACCCTGTAAGCATGAGTGAAAATCTCGAAATCCCAGCACTGCCAGAGCGCTTTCACATGCTGATCGTCTACAAAGCGATGCAGTACTACGGCACATATGAGAATGCGCTGGAAGTGTTCAACGACGGTCGTATGAAGTTCGAGAATATGCTGCCTGGGCTTGAACGTGCTGAGCTCCCGCCAATGTTCCTGCCGGGGGCGATAGCATGACTGTGACCCCTGAGCATTTCCCGTTACTGGGGTCGCTGGACCTTTCGACTGCACCGATGCTGATTAACCCGGGTGATGCGATTGAGTGCTTGAACTTCGCCCCGGGCCTTAACGGTGGCTACCGGTATATCGGTGGCTATGAGCGGTTCGATGGTCGTCCTGCACCATCAGCAGCGAGGTTCTGGGCGCTGGAAGTCGATGATTCTGATGGCTTGGCCGTTGGAGAGACCATTACAGGTGATAGCTCCGGCGCCACCGCGGTGATTATTGCGTTGGCAAGCGAGCATCGGGTAGTTGTTACCGAGCTGCAGGGAGGCTACTCAGAAGGTGAAACTGCCAATGGTGTAACCATTACCGGCATTGAGCTTATTGATGACGCTGATACCGAGTCTGAGTTTGACGACCTTAAGTATCTGGCTGCAGAGCACTATCGCGCACAGATCGATGCAGTGCCCGGCAGCGGCCCGGTGCGTGGTGTCTTTCGTCATCTTGATGCTACATATGCGTGTCGTGACAACGCTGACGGCACTGAGTGCGTCATTCACAAAGCCTCGGTGTCAGGTTGGCAGCCGCTGGCGCTGCATTCGGTAATTCGTTTCAAAGACGGCATCAGCGAGATCAGCGAAGGCGATACGATCACTGGCAGCAGTGGTACGGCTGTGGTGCTGAGAGTGTTGATCACCAAGGGCGCATGGTCAGGCGATGCTGAAGGCTACCTTGTGATTGAGCTGCAGAGCGGCACCCTGCAGGACGGCGCAACACTGAAGGTGGGGGCGGTAACTTGCGCCACCAGTACCAGTGCTGCAGAGCAAATCCGGTTCCAGCCAGGTGGGCGCTTTGAGTTCACAAGCCACAACTTTAAAGGCAGCGACGATGGCTACCGGGTGTACGGTTGCGACGGCGTAAACCCCGCGTTCGAGGTTGATCAGACTGGGTTACTGGCGCCGCTGTACAGCAAGGACGAGGCGGACAACCCGCTATTCCTGCAGGTGCACCGGGACCGCCTGTTTCTGGGTTTCAAGAACGGCCAGGTTCAGTACACAGTAGCCGGTGAGCCTTGGAATTTCACGGTGGCGCTGGGCGCTGGTCAGATAGGGCTGGGCGCTGAGGTGACAGGCATGCTGCCGCAGTCTGGCGGCGTTCTTGCACTAACTACGCGCCGGAGAACTTTCATTCTCCAGGGCAGCAGCAACGCCGACTTTCAGCTCACCGTCGCTGCTGAGACCGCCGGTGCTTACCCTTATACCCTGCAGAGCATATCTGAAGCGTTCGCGCTTGATGACCGCGGCATTATCCAGCTATCCCGTACAGCGGCTTTCGGCGGCTTTGAGTCTGGCTCGGTGACACGAAAAATCCAGAAGCTGATCGACCGCCTGAAGCATTCAGCGACCGCATCAACTGTAATTCGTCGCTTCAACCAATACTGGCTTTTCTTCGAGAACGGTATGGGGCTCGCATGCTACCCCGTTAATACAGCTAACGGCATGGCGTTTCGTGTCACCCAGCTTCACATCGAAAGGCCTGTCCGTTGCATCTGCAATGCTGAAGATGAAGCAGGTGCAGAACGTATCTTCTTTGGTTCTGACGACGGGTTCGTCTACGAGCTCGAGCGAGGCACAAGCTTCGACGGCGCAGAGATTGAGGCCTTCGTACGCCTGCCTTTCAACCACTTCAGATCTCCCCGCATCCGCAAACGCTGGCGAAAGTTCATCTTAGAGCTGGAGCCGGAGGGGCCTGTGAGCCTGCATATCACTCCTGACCGTGACTACAGCTCCCCTGATGTCGTCTCGTCTGCAACCCAGCAGATTTTCGTGCACGGAGGCAAAGGCGGGTACTGGGATACAAGTGAGTGGGACCTTTTTAACTGGGACACAGAAACCGTCTTTGTACCTGAGATGCAGTTGACAGGCACGGGCCAGAACATCGGCTTTCTGATCCATCACCAGTCGGCTAAAACCCGGTCGTTCACGCTGCAAAGTGTTCTCATTCATTACGAGATGCGGAGGCTCGCTCGATGAGCAACAAGTACTACCACCGCCTTGCGCAGTTCCTTCCGCGCACCAAGGCAAAATCAGAACACGTGCGCGACGAATACGACGCGATACAGACTGGCTTTGAAAAACTGCCGGAGCCTACGCCGGAATCTGATGGCTTTGCTGTGCCTGTAAAGGTCGGTACCGGTGATGATCCACAGCATGCCGCGACACTCGATCAGCTGACCGGTACGGAAGCTGTGACGCGGCAAAACATGATAGGGGCCCAGCAGGCCCAGTCACTCGCGGAAACAGCAATGGGTGATGCCCAGCAGGCAAGAGACGATGCAGCAGGCAGCGCCAGCGATGCGTCAGGGCACTCTCATACAGCGAAAGGACACGCAGACGATGCTGCCGCGAGCGCCCAGGCAGCGCAGGCCGCTGCTGCTGGGGACGTGATCAGCAAAGTTCCGTCCCCTTTCACTACATATAGCTCAGAAGATCTCGAAGCGCGGCTTTCGTACCAGCCCTGCGCTGGCGGAGAACTGATCGCCGGGGGGCGGTATCTCATTCCTTCGACTTCAGTTGTGTCCCTCCCAGGCTCTCCAGCTCCCGGGGACCAGCTGTGGATTTTGCCTGCAGATGAGTGGTCTGTGCCCCCAGTGCTTGAGCGGAATGGATCGTTGATCTGGGGGCGCGCTGAAGACCTCATATTGAACCAGCCCTTGGGGCTGACTCTGACATTTAAATCCGCGCTACGCGGCTGGGAGTTCTGATTGATGGAACTTAAATCACTTACAGATGCGCTGAAGCCGGGCTCAGAAGCCGATTTGACGGCTATTGAAGTGCTGGTTACTGCAAGCCGACAGTACAAGATGCCTCCGAACGTCAGGTTTGCAAAGATCATAGGCCTGGGGGGCGGCTCAAATGGCGTTCAACGCTATTCGGGTGCCGGCGGCGGTTACTTTGAAGTGCACCTCGAGCGACCTGCTGCTGGGGATGTCTATGATCTCGAAGTCGGCAGTCGAAGTAATGATACATATGTTCGCAAAAGCGGGACTGTTCTCGGTCATGCATCCGGCGCGAGCCACGCCACTTCAAGCACACCCGGCGTTGCCGGTGAAGGGCTGGTTGGCGATGTTCGCAGCCGTGGCGCCGATGGTGTCCGCGACGGGCCGGGAGGGGCGTCAGGTGGTCCGTTCGGAGATAGCGTTGCTGGTGCAGGGTGCTGGCTGAATTGGGAAGATTATTGCAGTGCAATCGCGCGAGTTCGAATCGATCGAGCCGACGAATCAGGCGCGGTCTTTCTGCCAGGAGCGCATGCAACCGCTGATACGCCAGCACAGCCTGGTCGCCCTGGGGGCAGTGGTAGCACAGAGCACCCGGATGGTGCGCCCGGTCTGATTGGCGGCGATGGCGGCAATGGCAGAAGTGGCGGCGATGGCGGCGATGGTGGCTTTGGTGGCAATGGTGGCGATGGTGGCGGCAAGGTTTTCGCTGGCCAGGCAGGCCGAGGCGGAAATGGTGGGTACGCTGGCCGGGGTGGCAATGGCGGCTCGGGCGGAAGCCGTGATCACGCAAGCAACGTTGGCAGAAGTGGTGGCAAGGGTGGCGATGGCGGGTACGGCGCACGAGGCGGCGATGGGGGCGGCGGCGAGCTTTCATATAGCTCGAAGCCCGGTAACGGGGGGCCCGGCGGTAATGGTGGAACAGGCGGCCGGGGGTGCTGCGGTGGTCAGGGTGGAACTGGCGGCACAAGTTACGGAAGTGGCGACCAATACGGACTTTCCGCGACGAAGGGGGGCACCGGTGGTGATGGTGGTCTTGGCGGCGGCGGTGGAGCTGGCGGCGAGGGTGGCTATGGTAACAATAGCCGGTCTGGCAACGGTGGCACCGGTGGCGATGGCGGCTACGGGGGCGGTGGTGGAGCTGGCGGCGATCATGGCCCAGCGAGCCATGGCAGAACCCTGGGCACCGAAGGCTATGGCGGCCCGGGAGGCGCTGGGGTGATCATGATTCAGCTGACATTGGAGAAAGCGGTATGACTGTGCGGCACGTTGCGCTGATCGACGCAGATGGCGTTGTTGTTAACAACATACTGGCGGAGGACGGGTACAAGCCACCGGCTGGACTTGAAGCTGTCACGTCAGGCGAAAATATCGAAGTCGGCATGCGATTCAATCGCGAAACGCGATCCTTTCCGGTAGAGCCTGTGCTCTCCGAAGGGAGTCATTCGATTCGAGACAGCATCAAGCGCACCCTGCGTCCTGAAGCACCAGGCAAAATTGTCGAGCTGGGAGAACCTGTACTGGGCAGCGATGGATGGTCTGAATCATGGGTAGTGCGTGACCCGACACCCCGGGAGCTTGCTGATCGTGCAGCCGCGCTGCAGGCGCAGGTCGACGAAGAGGCGGAAGCTCAGCGCTTGCTGTTCGTTACTGCAGGGGCTGGCCAGGCGCTCGAGTATGGCGAAACAAATCGCGAGCTGGCTGCGTTGCAGGATGACTCTGATCCTGACCCGAAGAACTACCCGTACCTGATGGCTGATCAGGGAATCCTCGGTGAGACACTGCAGGAGATAGCAGCGAAGATAAAACAGATGGTTGCAAACTGGCATGTGGCAGGCCCAATGATCAAGCGCCTACGGCGTCAGGCAAAGGTGTCCATTCAGGCAGCTGAAGCAGCTGGAGATCTGATAGCGATGGAAAAGGCTGCGCAGATTGACTGGTCTGCGATCACTGATATTCAGGGCAGTTAATCCCGTTCTCTAAATACTCGCTGTGAAGCGATAGGAGCTTCATATGAAGCCAGATTCAAAGACACAAACAACCACTACTCAGACAGCTCAGACTGTCACATCTCCCGTCCTCCAGAGTGTAAAGAGCTCTGGGACGGTACAAGGGCAACTTAAGTCACTGCTCGACAAGAGCAACCCTCTAATGCAGCGAGCCGAATACAAAGGCCGCGACTATGCGAACAGCAGAGGGTTGTTGGGTTCCACAATGGGGGCAGAAGCAGCGCAGGCCGCAATGCTTGATGCAGCACTGCCTATAGCCCAACAGGATGCGCAAACGCACCAGAATCAAACGCTGGCAAATCAATCTACTCAGACCCAGTTCGGCCTGGCAGAGCGGGGTTACCAGTTCCAGGCAGATCAGGCAGAACTGAACCGCCAGCACAGCTTCGATATCAATGCTCAGCAGCAGCAATTCCAGGCCGGGCAGGCGGCTCTTGATCGGCAGCATAGCGCCGACATGCAGCAGGGGCAGCAGCAATTCCAGCGCGGTATGCAGGATAGCGAAGTCTATGCAAATTTCCGTGGCCAGCTCACCACTGCAATTCAAGATCTGACAAAAACAACGTCGATCAACATCAGTGAGATTCAGACTGCGCCGAATATTTCTGCTGAGGATAAAGCAACCATGGTTGCCCAGCAGCAGGATCTGCTTAAAAGCCTGACTGACAGCCTGAGCACACTCTATTCGCAATCCGACCTCTGGCAGCAGGGCTGGAGCAGCTATCTGGGAGGAGCATCATGAGTTGGTATGACACGGTATTAAAGGGCGCAACATCCGGAGCGATGAAGTATCTGGAGTCCGGCCAATGGGTTGGTGATGTTATCGGGGGCGTGGGCTCTGGTATTGCTGCTCATGAGCAAGCAAAGCAGGCGAAAGAGCTGGCTGCACAGAAGCGAAAGCAGTACTACGCTGAGGCCCCCAGTGGCTCAATAGCACTTCAGGGCGGCCTGTTGACCGGACCGGGATTGCTGACAGAACGAGGGCCGAAGTAATGGGGTTTGGCTTTGGCGGTGAAGGCTTTGGCTCAGGGTCGAGCTTGGGCGGCAAAAATGATCTTGGCCCGGCAGGCGAAGCAATGGGCATGGGTAACGCAGTAGGCCATGGTTCAACGTCTGGAAGCTCTGGAGGCGGTTCTGCAGGAGGGGCTGGGGATGGGGTCGCTCGCGCTCGCGATTCGCTTTCTGGCCGGCGGAAAAGTGATGGCTACCAGGCGAGCTCTCTCGCAGACCGCCGGGGACTTACGAATCGCGACAATACTCCCGCTGCGACAGCTGAGGCAGTAGAAAAAGCGGTGAACGACATCAAGTTAGCAAACAAGCAGAATGTTGATGTTGACATTGAAGGATACGATGCCGATTTCAGAGGAATGATGGCGCGCCAGATAGGGGTGGATGCGCAGTCTGACCCGCTTGGCCGCGCATCATCTCTTGGGCTCGGTTTGTTGGGCGGTCTGGTAGCCGGGCCTGCCGGGGCAGCGCTCGGATACTCTGCTGGAAGTGCTGCTTACGGCGCCAAAGCTCAATCAGATGCGCGTGCGGATTTTGGGCTCGGCTCGAACCCGAATGCTGCCGCAGAGTTTGGCGGGCAGACGCTCAGTAATCTCGCTACATCTGCCGTGCCGGGGCTTGATACTGCACTTGATTTATTTGGTAACCCGCTTGATGCCGCGTTCGTCGCCGGCGTTCCAGCTTCGTCACCAATGAGCAGCCAGCCTGGCGGGGCGCCTGGGCTGCTTGCCAATGTTGCCCAGCCCTCGACTTCTGCTGCGCAGGCACCTTACGCAGCTATCAATCGCAATATCCGGTTTAACTGGCCTACCTGAATTCACGAGGAAAGATGATGAACGGATTACTCCAGATTGCACCGTCCGCAGCGCCTGCTCAAGCGCAACCCGTACCGGCTGAGCAGTCCGCGCGATCCAGTGCGGATACCAATGAACAGAGCAAATATGATCTGGTTGCGGGTTTGATGGTCAAGCACGTATTCGATAACGCTGATGCAATTGTCGATACTCTGCAGCGTGGCCAGAACCCTGTCCAGGCGATTGCTGTAATCATCAGCAATCTGATGATGTTCAGTATCAGCATGGCAGAAAAAAACCAGCAGGCGATTCCGCCGAAGATGCTGTTTCAGGCAGCCGTTGAAAGTGCCGGCGCAATCGGTGAGCTGATGCTGGATCGGCAGCTTGTCGATGAGCAGCTTGAAGCGCAACTGACAGAAGCGGGCTTCTACGCTGCGCTGGACATGTTCGGCCAGCGAGCAACACTGACTGACGAAGAGCGGCAGCAATACGTCGCTGTTATGGATGAATTTCAGCAGCTGGGCCAGCAGGCTCAGCCAGTAGAGCAGGGGGCTGGCCATGAGTTTGCTCGGTAACATTATGGCGGAGACGCTGAAAAGCACAGGCAAGGGAATGAATGCAACACTGCGCGAACAGGCTCAGGAGGCGCGGGAAAAAGCGCTAATGCGTGAGCGAGCTGAAGTGGACCTTGAGACAAAAAAAGCCGCTGTTGACTACGAGCGCGAGCTCGACAAGGGCCGATACTCCACAGTTGATACAAAGCATGGCCTTATGCAGGTTGATAGCCATTCGGGTAAGCAATCACTGCTTGCAAGTAAGCCGAAGAAATCTGCACTGGCCCCGGCTGTCAGTGAGAAAGTCGGCGTTTTGAAGTCAGAGTTGCAGGCGCTTTCTAAAGTTGAGTCTCCGAGCGAGTTGCAGAAGGCTCGCATTGCGATGATTCATGGAGAAATTGATCACCTGCTGGGGTTCAAGTCGCCTCAGAAACCCCCGTCGCTTGCTGATCTCATGGGCCAGAAAACAAGCAACAAGGATGCTGTAGAGGAGGCTCCTCGCCAGAGTTTCACTGATCGTCTTCAGACTCAGCAAGAGCAGGCTCGAGAGTCTGCTCAGAATCAACAGCAACTTCAGACGCTAGACCTGCAGCTGAAGAACATTGCAGCAGATTTACCGGTCCTGAGGGGAGTGGCATTACCATCGGGCGGCGGCCTTCTTGCGCCGGCATATAAGGCATCACCAGAGCAGAACAAGCTGTCGCATTACCTTCAGATGCTGGATAACATTGCCGCTAATGGCACCGATGAGCAGAAAGCTCGAGCTGAGCATCTTTTCAGCCAACTAAACGCCCGTTGATTCGGGATTCCCCAAGCCTGTCGAGAGGACACGCGACCGATGAGTTACCTGACAGACCTTCGTGCTGAAATGCCAGCACTGAGTAATTACTCAGATGCGGAGATCATTGCCTACCTGCCCACTTATGACCCCGAGACTTTTGGTAATTTGACGCCTGACCAAGCGCGTTACGTTGCGACTAACGACGATTCTCAGATCACCAAAGGCTTCAAAGCCGGCATTGACCAGGCACAGGCTATTGGTGGCGGGCTGCTCGCAGCTATCGGCGATGCCGCTGGCATGGATGGCCTTAAGCAATGGGGCGTGGACGCATACAGCGAGAATATGCAAGAAGCGTCACAGTACGCCGGAAATGTCGAAGGCTTCACTGACATCGAGGGCACCGAAGACGCCCTGGATTGGGCCGGGTATACGCTCGGTAACCTGGTCCCCTCAATGGCAACGGCACTGGCTGGCGGTGGTATCTCTGGCATTGTAGGCAAGCAGGTCGCGAAGAAAGCAGCAACGGACCTTATGGCTAAAGAGCTGGCGGCTGGAGCAAGCCGGGAAGCAGCAGCAAAAGCAGCTGGCCAGCTGCTTGCAAAGCGTGTTGCAACATCCCAGGCCGCTGGTGCATTCGGCGTTTCCGCTGGCATGGGGACCGGCTCTATTTACGGTGAAACAGAAGATGCTGGAGTAGCTTTCACCCACGGCGCTGTAGCTGGTGCTTTTGATGCGATGCCGATTGCCCGGGTGTTGGGCAAGTTTGGGCTGGCCGGTGCCGCAAAGGAGCAGGTTCAGCGCTCAGTTGTGAGCGAGGTCGCAAAGCAAGGCGGGCTCGAGGCAGGCACTGAGGCCCTGCAGACGCTTGTCGAGCAGCATGCAAAGCACTGGGTCGATACGAACGGTGAATCGCTTCTGGCAGATCTGGGGGCCGTAAATTACACCGAGCTGGTCGATGCGGCTGCCGCCGGCGCCTTGGGTGGTGGCACCATGGGAGTGGGTACGGGCTTGCTGAGCCGGAAGCCGATGGCTGATGCAAACGAGCGTATTCAGGCGGCTGGTGAAGAAGCCGCAGCTGCTGGCGGCGACGCACTTGATCAGGCGGTAGCGCGAGGCAAAGAGCAGGCGAACTCAACGCCGAAGGCTGCCACTGCCGATTCTGCGCCTGACTGGAGCCAGTACGACAGCCCGGCACATGCTCGCAGCCAGCCCTCAGGCCGAAAAGAACTCAGTGATATTGATCGGATGATTCGCAGTGCAGAGTCGCTGGGGTTTGATGATGAAGTAGTCCGACTGACTGGTGCCCGTCGATACTTTGCCCAGGCAGAAGCCTTAAGAGCTGAGGGCCAGCATGACCAGGCCGCGCGGCTCGCAGAGAAAGGCAACGCCATTGTTCAGGATGTGATGGAGCAGCCTGCTGTTGAACGTGCTGATCAGTTCCCTGCGCCCTATGTCGCCAGCGGCGAAGTTGTGGGAGGCGAGGTTGCTACCCGAGGGGCGCAGGAAGCCCCTACTGGTGCCGTGATTGAGGGTGAGCTTTCACCGCAGCGTATGGGCGCACAGATGGCACCCGGGCTGGAGCGGAAAGTAGCAGATAACCGACTGACAGATCAGGGCATCATCTACGGGCAGGAACCGGAAGACGTAACTGCCCAGCGCGAACAGCGTCATGCGGACCATTTCAATGCACTTTACGGTCAGGAAGGGGCAACACCGGTTCAACCCGATCCAGCAGTTGAAGGCGAGCTGCTGAATCCCGGCCAGATTGTTGAGCCGGAGCGAATGCTGCCTGACCAATCTACGCCAGCACCTCGGCTGCCGAACCAGTCAATGAGCCAGCTTCCGCCTGGCGAACATGTCATCTACGGTAACCAGGAGCGGCCAGAGCGACAGTTCTCACCGGTGAACCCGCTGTATGACGGTGTTGGTCGCAATATCATTGAACGCCAGGCTCAAATGCCAACCGGTATCGAGCACCAGCCCGGCTTGACCCAACAGCAGTTTATCCAGCTGGAGGCTCAATATCGCCAGATTATTCGGAAGCCGGTCAGCAAGCGAACCAATGAAGAGAAGGCTGCCGTTGAGGTTGTAAAAAGGGTTCGAGCGGGTGAGCTTAAACTCTCTTCGTCTTCTGTTGTTGAGCCAGCTGCTGATAATGTCGCTCGCCCAGCGCCACGCATCGAGGACTTCGGTGAAGTGTTGCCTGAAGCCAGGAAGCATATTGCCAGCTTTGAGAAAGCGATTAGCGCCGATGTTGATGTGAAATCGGTACCGCTGTCGAAATCATTTCCACAGCCAGACTATGAGAAGCTGGCTGCTTCCGGTGTTGATAAGCGTGCTCTGGCTGCTGTCGCTCATGTTCGCGCTCGAGTGGGGGCGAAGCCAAGGGCTCGCTATAAAGTCGCTCGCTGGGCACAGCAGGCAGGCCTTGCAAGAGATATAGCCAAAACCTTATTGAGTTCAGATCAGCCGTTTGATGTCGCGCTTGATCGTCTTGCCGCGTCTGGAGCCGCCGAAGGAAACCGTTTGTTGCCTGAGCTGCTAAGTATTGCTCCGGAGCTCAACGGTGAACAGATAAAGCAGCTGGGTAACTACGCGCTTAGCAAGCGTCATTTTCTGTCATTTGGTGATCAGCAGAACGTAGATAAATACACCGTTAGTGACATAACCAGGAAAGCAGGCTTTGGCGGCATGGGGCGAGAAAGCCACTTTGATACCCTGGATGAAGCGAAGGTGTTTATCCGCGAGCAGCTTGCCTCTGGAGCGCCGGTTAAAGGCAAAGCGCCAAAGTTTGATATCTGGACTGAGCGAGGCAAAGAAGGGGTCTTCATCGGAAAGAAGATCGCCGCGCGAAAATACATTGAGTTGAAAAAAGTAGAGACGGTTCCAGAAGCACGGGCCTATCTTCGCGATAATGCTGAGGCGTTGGCTGAACTGCTGAAAAAGAAAAAGCAGGTTCGAGCCGTTCGCCGTACTGATAACTCTCCGCGCAAGGGGCCTGATTATCGCGGTGGAGCTGACGTTACGCCTGAACAGTTCTCTGATGCCTTCGGGTTCCGTGGCGTCCAGTTTGGCAACTGGGTTGAAGGCGACAAACGCCAGCAGGATCTGAACGAGGCGTATGATGGCCTGATGGACCTGGCCAGCATTATCGACGTACCACCTAAAGCACTGTCCCTTGATGGGCAGTTGGGACTGGCGTTTGGTGCCCGTGGCCGAGGGGGCAAGCAGCCAGCTGCCGCCCATTACGAGCCGAAGCTGAGTGTCATCAATCTCACAAAGAAATCTGGTGCAGGCAGCCTTGCGCATGAGTGGTGGCATGCCGTCGACAATTACTTTGCTGGCATTGAGAGCGCAGATAGCACCGGGTATCTGACTGAGCATCAGCGCCCCGCTCGCATCGTGAAGATGAAGGACGGAACGCCGACCTTCTCGAAAGCAACCGATGCCGATTTCCCCGTCCGGGCTGAAGTATATAGCGCTTTCAGGCAGGTGACTGCAGCTATCCAGAATGAAACAAAACTAGCCGAGCGATCAGCGAAGCTGGATACAGGCCGCACAAAGGATTACTGGTCGACGGTACGCGAGATGACGGCCCGCTCGTTTGAGCGCTATGTGATTGGTCGACTCGATGAATCGGGGCACAGCAACGACTACCTGGCAAACATCGTAAGCGAAGCAGACCACACAAGGGTGAATGAGGTGCTTGGTGATTCTGAGCCATACGCCTATCCCCTGGCCACTGAGATGGCTGCGGTAAATCGCGCATATGACCATCTATTCGACACGATTGATACCCGTGAAACTGATCGTGGCGTTGCCATGTTTTCGCGTGGCAAGGATGCGGGCGGGATGACAGCACGGCAGGTCGGTGAGGTCGTAAGCCGCATTGCCGGCAACCTGAAAGGTGCACAGGTTTCTGTGGTGGCAACTGAAAAGGATCTTCCTGCAGCGATACTGAAGCAGGCTGATGAGGAAGATGCGACCGGCCAGATTAAAGCGGTACTGCATGGTGACCAGATCTTCATTGTTGCTGATCGCATGGAGTCAGCTGCCGCCGTAGAAGAGGCAATCCTGCACGAGGGTCGCCACCATGGCGGCCGCAAGCTGTTCGGCTCTGAGTTTACCGCGGCGTACAACGGGCTTTGGATGAAGCTGGGCGGAACTGAAGGCCTCCGAGCTCGTGCAAAGGAAGCCGGTATTGCGGATGCCATGGGGCCGTATTTCAAGACCGCAGAAGACCTGATGAAGTCTGGTGAGATCACCAGCTCCCGCCGGAACGAATACTTGGTGGATGAGTTTGTGGCACATGTTGCTGGCCAACAAGCCTACGAAACCCTGCCTGCTCGCATCAAACGAGCTATCAAGGAATTCATTGGCGCTATCCGCCAGATTCTCCGTAAAGCGGGTTTCGCTGAACTCCCTGAACTGTCCGACTCTGATATGGCTTACCTGGTGCGCCAGACGGGAAAAGCTGCAGCAGGGCGCAAGGTCACGAAACCGCACTTCATGGCGGTCAGCGAAGAGGATCAGATGAACCTGTTCTTCTCCGATCTGGCTGACCAGCTTGATGCCGCCCCAGCAATGGAACGCGCAGCTTTGTCCCGAGTTCCAGGCGATGCGCCGGTGCTTGAGACTGATGGTGATGGCATCGAGTACAACGGCAGTCTGCGTGAAATGTCGGAGCAGGCTAAAGCTTATGCGTCGGAGCATTTCACCGGCTCCACAGTCGTGAATAAGCACCACGGAGACGAGATCATCATTAGCATGAAGGGTGTAAAACACACTCTGCGCGGTGCTCAGCCTGACCTTGTGAAAACGGTGGCAATTACACCTGAAATTTTGGAGCGCAGCGTCTATATCGGGAATGAGCCAGAAAAGCGTGGAGATCCGAACGTCTTGAGAACTCACTTCTTTGGCATAAAAGTCTCAGTGGATGGTCGCGTGCATGATGTTGTTGCAGTGGTGAAGGAGCACCGAGACGGGAAGCGCTACTACGATCACAGTATCGAGAGCAAAGAAAAAGGGGCCGCCCCGACCGAGCAGTCAAATGGCTCGCGCGCAACCCCTTCAGAGACAGATAGTACTATCTCTGATTCCAGTATAGAAGGGTCTGCACGGTTTTCGCGTACTGCGGATAGCTTTGAAGATCTGAGTGGTGATCAAAGCTCCTTCCTGGACAAGATCGGCACCAAAACGACTACGCAGCGCATCAAAGACAGAATTTCTGAAGCTATGGATAGTATCGGCCTGAAAACCCGGCAGGGTATGGTGGATAAGTACGCATCGCTGCTTGAGCTGGACAAAAAGGCGCACGGCGATGACGTAGTGGAAAACCGTATCAAGCACAGCTCCTGGGTTCTATCGAAGATGTCCCATGCTGCGGACGGCGCACTGTCTGCCATGCTGTCCCATGGGCGTATCCGCTTTGACGAAGGAGTGGTTGAAATTCAGGAAGGCAGTCACGAAGGCCTGCTGGATGTCCTGCAGCAGCTTGGTACCAATGCTGAAATCGAGCGGTTCATGGGTTGGATAGCTGCCAACCGGTCTAAATCGATAGCCGATCAGGCTCAAGCCGCCAGAGACCGTGCGAAGAAGGCGAAAGCTGAGAAGGCAAACCTGAAGAGCATGCTTGGCGAGCCGGGCCTTTCTCCGGCGCAAACCAGAAAGCTCAACAAAGCGATCAAGGATGCTGATGCTGTAATCCAGCGCGAACTCAACAGCGCTGAGATTGACGAGCGCCTTTTCACCCAGGGCGAAATAGAAGCCGGTGTGCGGTTGAATACAGGCACGACCGCTAAAGGCGAACCTCGGTCAGAGCTCTATAAGAAGGTCTTCGCTGAGTTCCAGCAGCATCGCGATGATGTGCTGGCGATTGCTGAAAAGGCAGGAATCATCACGCCTCAGAATCGCAAGATGTGGCGAGACGAGTTCTATGTTCCTTTCTACCGAGTGATGGAAGAAGAGACAACGAATGGTCCGCGCATATCGAAAGGGCTGTCCCGCCAGGAGGCCTACAAGCGCCTGAAAGGGGGCAAGCAGGATCTGAACGACTTGCTTGAGAATACGTTGATGAATTTCCATCACCTGCTGTCAGCATCGCTGAAGAACAACGCTGCTCGCCAGGCGTTGGAAAACGCTGAGAAGGTGGGAGTTGCAACGCGAACCACAGAGAGCAAACGGAACAAGAAAGCATCCACCTATGTACTCGATAAAGGCAAGCCGGTCTGGTTCGATATCGAAGACGATCTGGTTTTTCAGTCACTGACAGCGCTGACAGATGTCGGCGCCAATACATTCAGCAGGCGAATTTTGCGCGGCTTCAAGCGCACATTCACCAGCTTTACCACGATTTCACCACAGTTCATCGTTGCCAACACTCTCAGAGATTCTCTCCAGGCAATAGCAATCGGCAATATGAGCTATAACGCCTTTTCGAACATGTATCAGGGGGCGATGGCCTACGGTGGCCCAAACAGTAAGAGCAAGGTGCGGGCCGATATGCTGGCATCTGGTGCCGCCTTCAGTTTCGGGCATATCTATGGCGCTGGTGATATCGATGCTCTGAAAGCTGAAATGCAGCGAAAGATGAAAGGCGCCCGGATAATCGAATCGCCAAAGGATGTTAAGCAAATGCTTCGCAAGGCTTGGGACTATTACTCAGGCCTGGGTGATACCGCGGAAAACTCCAACCGAGCTGCGATATACGAACAGAACCTGGGTAAAGGGAAGCTCTATGCGGCGTTTCAGTCACGTGATCTGATGGACTTTTCAAGCCAGGGGGCGTGGCCGGCGATCAAGTTTCTGACTGATGTGGTGCCTTTCCTCAATGCCCGCTTGGTGGGTCTGGACCGGCTCTATCGCGGCGGGGTAAAGCCAACATTTAACGTGATTCGTCATGTGATGGGAGGTCCTGAGGCCAGCGCTACTGACCGCCAGGCGGCTCAGCGCTTTGCTATTGTCGCTGGCGCCCTGACTGCCGCTACTATCGCGCTGTATTTGGCAAACAAGGATGATGAGCGCTTTAAGGAGCTCGAAGAGTGGGAGCGAGATGGTTACTGGCACTTCTGGATCGGCGACGCCCACTATTCGATTCCAAAACCTTTTGAGGTCGGTGCTATTGCCACTGTAGCGGAGCGAGCCCTGGAGCAGGTCGCAGATGATTCGAAAAGCGGGAAGCTGTTTGCAGAGCGTATGGGGCACATCCTGGCAGATACTTTTGCATTTAACCCGATCCCCCAGGCGACCAAGCCACTGTTTGACCTGTACTCAAACAAAGACAGCTTCACTGGCAGAGCGATTGAGAACATGGCAGTTCGGCGTCTGAGCGCTGTAAATCGCGAGAAGGCAAGCACCACCGAAGGTGCACGCTTCGCATCAATGCTAATGGATGGAACCCTTGGGAAGCTGAGTGATGATCTGGTGTTTAGCCCGATACAAATAGACTACCTTGTTCGCGGCTATCTGGGGTGGGTTGGCTCAATGGGCGCGGCAACGATTGATGTTATGGCAAAGAGCGCTCAGGGAATCGAGCAGCCAGAAAAAGGATGGACGGAGTATCAGCCGATTCGACGTTTTTACAGTAATTCGGCTCTGCCGAAATCTTTCACCAGGTATGGGACTGAGTTCTACGGTCACCTCAAAGAGGTTGGCACTATCTACTCTGATATCCGGTACCTGAGGGAGATGGGCAAGGACGAGGAGGCTGTGCGACTGCTGGAGCAGAGCCGCGATAAGCTCCGATACCGGCAGCTGCTAAATCGTGCCCAGAAGCGGCTTAGCAAGCTCAACCAGCGAATGAGTATGGTAAAGAGAAATCGGTCGCTGTCAGCGGAAGAGAAACGCCGACAGATTGATTCCCTGACTCTTCGGCGAAATGCGATTACGAAGAGAATTGTAGAGCGGTTGGAGGGAACCCGGTAACGAGGTGATCAGGTAAAGCCAAGGATGGCACCTACACCAGCAGCTAAACCAAGAGCCACGAATATGCCGCCGGCAACAAGGAAGACGGTTGTCATGTTCCGATTTCGTGGGTGGAAGAATTCGCCAAAATAAACGGCGATATAGGAAAAGAACAAGAGTGTTAAAGGACCGCCAATTAGCGCTTCCGTGGCCATGGTGATCTCCTTCAATTATGAGGGCTAGCTTGGGGCTCCGCGAATAACAATTGCCCGTAGTAGCCCCGCTCATAGCTGCCACTGATGGCAGCTAGCTGCAGATGGCTCTGCAGTCTCAAAGCCTGATGCCGAAGCAGCGCAGGAACACGCGAAGGAATGCTTGCACCTTATGAATCCCAAGAAGAATTCCATGCTTAGCGCCCTTGCTGGGAAACCCTGTTATTCGCCCTCTGCTTCTCGGACAGATTGAAGAACGTTCGAGAGTTTCTGTTTTGCTTTTTCGTCCCACTGGAACGTGCATTTGCCGCCAGTGGGGGCAGACGCAACAAGCTTGCCAGTTGATATCGCGGCCTTCAGAGTGTCGGCTTCATTAACGTCATTTATACTGACTGGCTTTCCGACTTGATTAAGGTTCATGATTTTGCCTCTCGTCCTTAGCTCCGTCTCTATCACACTATAGTCGCTTGTGTGGTTCCCGAGGTTACTAATGTTCTTTTGATAGTCTACAAACTTGTAATTACCGCCCGTATAGGGGTCGCGTGACTTGGCTTCTTCTATAGCTGTTTTCGGGCAGCCGCTATCCGCCCAGCTTACCGCCGCAATATTGCCACCAGAGCCTGAGAATACAGCGAGTATATCCGTACTTACGGGGCATACTTGCGCAAGCTTATGGCCGCAATCAAAGTCAACGCTATTCGTTTCCTTATTGATGATACTTAGAGAAACTGTCCGTTCCGGAGTAATCTCAACAGCCGGCGTTTCCTCTGATAGAGCATCTTGCTCCCACCAACGTTTCCAGTCAGCGATTAGCTGTCCATCGCCTGCAAGCACAATGACATGGGTTTTACGCTCTGAAACCTTATCAAAGCCAGTATCATCCACGTACAGCACGTGATCGGGGTAGCCTACAGAATCGAGAGGGACAGACCAACGTGAGTCGCTAGCAACAATCTTCTGGATCGTGTCGTAAACAGTTGTGGTCATGGTTGTCCTTAACATGATTTAAGGCTGTGGATTCTATTTTAGTTATCCACAGGCAGCAATAGCGCAGTGTCGAACATTACGGAGGCTGGATATATGCGCCCGGTCACTCTTTAGGTAATGTTGTTGTGCGAGCTGCGGTGGTTCTTTGCGTGTGATCTGCATGTTGATGGCTCATAATTGTAGGGTCGATCAAGACCTGAAAGGTCTGGCCCAGATTGGTCAAGAGTGGCGGTTGCTGGGTTTAGCTATTTAAAGACAAATTCTGTATTATCCCGGCTTCGCACCGCTTCCCGTACGTCAACCGCCGACAAGCGTGGCACAGGGGTAGTTTTAGAAATGTGTACACAGGTATGTACATAAATTTGGAAGAATTGATGTCAGCTACAGAAAACACCAGTACTATCAATCACATACGTAACTTTTCTATTATTGCCCATATCGACCACGGTAAATCCACCCTGGCCGACCGTTTCATTCAGGTCTGCGGAGGTCTGTCTGAGCGAGAAATGGCAGCTCAGGTGCTGGATTCCATGGACCTGGAGCGCGAACGTGGTATTACCATCAAGGCCCAGAGCGTAACGCTGGATTACAAGGCCCAGGATGGTAACACCTATCAGCTGAACTTCATCGACACGCCAGGGCACGTTGACTTCTCCTACGAAGTATCCCGCTCCCTGGCCGCCTGTGAGGGTGCGCTGCTGGTGGTTGACGCTGCACAGGGTGTGGAAGCGCAGTCGGTAGCTAACTGCTACACCGCGCTGGAGCAGGGGCTGGAAGTACTGCCGGTACTGAACAAAATGGACCTGCCGCAGGCTGAACCGGACCGTGTACGGGTCGAAATTGAAGAAGTGATCGGTATCGAAGCCGATGAAGCGGTGCCGTGCTCCGCCAAGAGCGGCATGGGTATCGAAGACGTGCTGGAGTACCTGGTACGCAGTGTACCGGCACCGGAAGGTGATCCGGAAGCTCCATTGCAGGCACTTATCATCGACTCCTGGTTCGACAACTACCTGGGTGTTGTATCCCTGGTGCGTGTGAAGCAGGGTACGCTGCGCAAGAAAGACAAGATCCTGGTGAAATCTACGGGTCAGAACTACGGTATTGACTCTGTTGGCATCTTTACGCCGAAACGTCACGAAACCGGTGTTCTGAAGGCCGGTGAAGTAGGCTTCGTGGTTGCGGGTATAAAGGATATCCACGGCGCGCCTGTCGGTGACACCCTGACTCACCTGAAAACGCCTGAAGTAGAATCCCTGCCGGGCTTCCAGAAAGTACAGCCGCAGGTATACGCCGGTCTGTTCCCGACCAGTTCTGATGACTATGAAGATTTCCGTGAAGCGCTCGACAAACTGACGCTGAACGATGCGTCTCTGTTCTTCGAGCCGGAAAGCTCGGATGCTCTGGGCTTCGGTTTCCGTTGTGGCTTCCTGGGCATGCTGCATATGGAGATCATCCAGGAGCGTCTGGAGCGTGAATACAATCTGGATCTGATCACCACAGCGCCTACCGTAGTGTACGAGCTGGAGCTGAATAACGGCGACATCATTCACATTGACAGCCCGTCCAAACTGCCGGATCCGGGCTCTATCCGCGAAATGCGCGAGCCGATTGTGGAAGCCAATATTCTGGTGCCACAGGATTACCTGGGTCAGGTGATCGGCCTTTGTGTTGAAAAACGCGGTGTACAGAAGAATATGAACTTCGTTGGTAACCAGGTTCAGGTAACTTACGAACTGCCAATGGCAGAAGTGGTACTGGATTTCTTCGACCGACTGAAATCTGTCAGCCGTGGCTTTGCATCACTGGAGTACAACTTTGTGCGCTTCGAGCAGGCAGCTCTGGTACGCATGGATATTCTGATCAACGGCGACAAAGTCGATGCACTGGCGGTGATTCTGCACCGTGACAATGCGCAGTACCGTGGTCGTCAGCTCTGTGAAAAGATGAAAGAGCTGATTCCGCGTCAGATGTTCGATGTGGCTATTCAGGCGGCACTGGGCGGCAAGATCATTGCACGTACTACCGTAAAAGCACTGCGTAAGAACGTAACAGCCAAGTGTTACGGTGGTGACGTAAGCCGTAAGAAAAAGCTGCTGCAGAAGCAGAAAGAAGGTAAGAAGCGCATGAAGCAGGTTGGCAGTGTGGAAATTCCACAGGATGCGTTCCTGGCAGTGCTCAAGGTGGATGGCTGA